GGCTGGAATAAGCATGTAGAAAGCGTATGGTTTCCTTGTGCGGACGAGGGTTCGATTCCCTCCAGCTCCACCCATAAACGCCTGTAATTTTGAATATTACAGGCGTTTTTTATTTAATTGATTGGTTCTCAGCACTTTGCATAGTTTTAGATGTTACGAGAATGAGCTTTGCAAATCTGAGAATTGCTTTAAAACACTGCGAAAAATGTAAAAAATGTGCATTTTATGCACTAGTTTTATGCAGTAAATCTCATTTATTCATTCTCGTTTGCCAAAATACAGAGCTATATGGCAAATCGTATTATCTTAAACCTCCGATTTACTACGGAGAAGGGAATGGGTCTTTCCTTAAAGGCCACTGTAAAAGGCACTTCTAAGGCTAATTACAAGAAAGTGCAAGGACTTAGAAACCCAGATTATTCATACTGGGATAACAAGAGTCAGTGTTTTAACCAGCCATCTTTGGACGCAATACATAACAATAAGGTATTGCAAGAGATGCGAGATCATTACCAGAAATTGTTAGATACTGGCAAGATCCAGGATGGTAAGCAGCTGTTTTCAGACAACCCATTGGAAGATCGTCAAGAGAAGTCGAGCGTATTAACATTGGGAGCATATCTTCAGAGATTGATAGATAGTATGAAGTCTGAGAAGGTGCAGATGCCATCCAAGAACTACCAGTGCTATATCACACTTCTTCATAAGTTGGAACTGGAGAAAAATGTGATTGAGGTGCCATTGAAAGATGTGGATGACACCCAGTTTATGAAGTTTAGCAACTTTGTTCTAAATGAACTGAACGGTGTGAATTACATGGGACTTATGAAAAAGTTTCATGCCACAATTGTTAAGGCAAGAAAAGAAAAGCTAACAGTTCATGTATTGGACTACCCATACCGTGAGAAGGCTCCCAGAAACATCATAAAGGCCGCAGAGAAGGCTCAAAATGGTGTTGACATATTAACTGTCAAGCAATACAAAAAATTCGTTGAGATGGACTTAAATGAGGTTCCTCATGGAAATAAGATGCAGGTTAAGTACATGGAACTGTACAGGGACTTTTGTGTCTTTATATATGAGATGAAAATGAGACCATGTGATGTTGTCAAACTGAATGTTTCAGATATTAAGGGAAATAACATCATATATTGGGCCACCAAAAAGAAGAACTATATAAATGAAAGTTCGTCTTTTGTTGTGACACCATTAACAAAGACCTCAAAGGCTATCATAGAAAAGTATCGTGGAAAGTCTTCAAAGGGGTATGTGTTTCCATTTGCCATGAACGAATATGACTGGGATTTCAAAGATGCAGTCAGTTTTAACAAATGGAACAACAGAAAGCAAGCAACCCAGGAAAGAATCAATGTGTTCTTAAGAAAGGTTGCAGACATATTTGGTGTAAGCAAGCTCACAATATACACATTCAGACATTCTACATTTACACATAAGATTGTGTCTGGTGCCAATCTCATGCAGTTGGCAAAAGAAGGCGGAACATCAGTGTCTATGCTGGAACATCATTATTTCAACCATATCAAGCATTAATAGAAACAAGCCCTGGAATGGCCATAAACGGACCTCCAGGGCTTGTTTTATTTGTCGCTTAAATACTCTAGCCAAGCGAACCTTTTACGTTCTTCATTGTACTTTAGATAGCATTGGTTTGAATATGCTTCACGTTCAAACGATATGTTTCTGTAAGCATTTCCACGCTTAAACAGTCGTACAATCCATTCAATAACATACCATAGATAGAAAAACACGTACAACATTTCTTTCATTTGCTTTGTATGTATTGCCTCATGGTTAAAGTCTACATCTGTCATTTTCAAGCCTTTTCTCACAAACAAGACTCCAAACAGATTGATACATTTAAATCCCTTCACAGGCAATATATTATTATATATAACCATCATACTTGCCACTCGTTTCTATACGGATCAAAATCAGTTCTAAAATCAGCCATTTGCCAGTCTGTAATAGGCATCTTATTCTCATCAACCTTACGTGGTATTTGTGGGTTCAAGCGCAATCTAGAGGCATCCTGGAGCCATTTAATGCTGTTGTTGTAGTCATTTACTCGCACTTCGCTAATATTGTTTGGAGATATTAGCTTATGAAGCTCATAAAGTGCAAGCTGAACCATGTGACGCTTAATGTTGTAATTTCTTGGGTCATTGTACGTTATGTTAACGTTTTTCTTTGGCTCATCTGCGTTTGGACTGATTACTGGATGATACACAGAATCGTTATATACTACATACTCATTGTCTGCAACTTGATATGTGTCCAATGAGCTTTCATAGTTACCAATCATACCCCAATTATCAGAATCCATAGGGTTAACAAGTGCGTCATAACTATCCAGATTCATAAGTGTGAAGTACTTACCGTCATACTTTACAACATCCCACAAATTGTACTCAATGGCGTTCCAATCATACACGTCAACGTGTTCCCAGGCGTTAATTCCTGGTATTCTTATATTGTCGAAGTCAAAGCCGTTATCTTCAACACACTCATATAGAACATTGTTGAATACTACAAAATCTTCTGGATGATACGTCTTCATCTGAGAATACTGTTGAACTGAGTTTAAGTCAATCATCTTATCGCTCTCTTCCCAGTACACTGTTGATGACGGTGCCTTATATCCGTTAATAGACTTGATAACTTCACAGATTTTCCCATCAAAATAGAAGTGAGAACCAATAGGATAGGTAATTCTTCTATCGTAATCTATTATATATTTACCTTTTGCGAGTTCTTTTTCTATCTCAAAGTTCTCAGACAGGTAATCAATTAATGAAGCCTCGGCAGCTTGCTCTGCTGGTATGAATTTATCATCATTCTCACGAGTAAGCTGGTTCAGTGCCTCTTCTGTGATTATACCAAGATAATCACTTTTGTTAAGAAATCTTCTATACATATTAATATTCAAATGTGTTATACACTGGAGCTGTATATGTTTCAATTGTTATCTTCTGGTTCTGGAATTTTCTCCATGATTCATTTAGGAAGTAAACAAGTACATAGTCAAGAATATCTGACAAGTGACCATACTTTTCTTCCTTTCCACCAGTTTTTGGATTCAACACCTTCTGTTTACATTTTGTACCGTCTCCATTCTTACGCTGATAGATCATGTCTTCTGTAAACTTTCGGCATCTCAGATCGGCATAGAAGTGCCATCCGTCATATCCATTAAAGATTGCATTCACAAACTCCAAACGAGTAAGTTGTGGTGGTTGTTTCTGCAATAGCTTAACACGTGGCCTAAGAACAGCATTGTTCATGTTGCTCGTTATAATAGTATAGTTATTGGTGCCCTCTTCTGTTTGTGTTGAACGAGACAGTCCAGCAGGGTCTCCTGTTACTATCATACCACCGACATGTTGTGAAGCCAGTCGTTTATCACGTATTTTTCTAGCAAGTGCTGGAGTATTGTTCTCCTTTGCTTCTGGTTTACCAAGGTTTTCTTCCAGGAGATAGATTTCTTTCTTTTCGTAATCTATCTGGAATTCCATTTCACTCATATAAGGTGCTACATTGAAGTCCCATCCAGATATGATAGGCTTAAGCGGATTGTATTTCTTTTCACGCAATCCTTCGACAAGATGCACTTCTCCATTGAAAGAGTTGTATGCGGCCATAATATTTGACTCTACGAAATCCCAGTTTCCATAAAGAAGTCGCTCACGTGTTGCACGGTCCGTAATCTTATTCAATGCAGCTACGTATGTTTGTACGAAACTTACATCTGGGTTGTCGAATACGGAGAATGGCACGTATGCTTCTCCTTCTCTGCACAATACTGGATTTCCTTCATCATCTTGGACAAATCTGCTTCTCACCCAGTTTATACATGGGTTAGTTGACATAAGCATTCTGGATGTCTTGAACGTATCTACAACATTCCATCGTAAACGTGAGAACAGTACTTCGATTGCCTTTTCTGTAATCTCAGATACCTCATCAATAAATGCGATCGTGTACTCAGAAGAACCAAATCGTTCAAAGTTAGGGTCTGAAGGCAGGTCCACCATTTCTTGCATGATTATTACAGAATCATTCCAGAATGTCAATGTTCCTTCTATATTATTAATCTTATAGTTCTCACCCTCTATTAGCCCCCATTGCTTACATACTTTCTTGATTGTATTGAATGTTGAACCCTTAAGAGATTTGAGTGTCTTACGAGCAACAACAGCACGAATATCAGAAAATCTCATGCAGCTACTTACAAGCCAACAACTTCCAAGGTAGCTCTTTCCACCTCCAGCGGCACCACCGCCTAAAATAAGTTGTGGAAGATCCTCTGAACCACATTGTTCACAGTACGGCTTGTATATAATGTTTCCTTTTACATCATGTCCCATTGCCTTTTGTTTAATGTGTCCACCGCAATGAGGGCAATAGTCTGGCTGTAAAAGTTTCCATAATTCATATTGTTTTGAAGAAGGGGCAAAATTAATCTTTAAATTTCTTGGAGCTTTTAATCCTGTTGCCATATATTTTATAATTTATATAAACAAAATGTGGCCGACTTATCACAAGCCAGCCACATTCCTATCTTAAAAAATGGAAGATATGATTTGAGTAAAGAAGTTCATGTTATTGTTGAGCCTCGTTGTAAATCTTTTCTGCTACTGCCCAAATCTCATCTGGCATCTCTTCTTCAGAAAGCGCCTCACATGATTGGGTCATATAACGAAGCTCTTCTGTAGAGAAATCAACAACCAATGGGGTTTCGATGTCCTTGTGAACATCCCACTCGATCTTGTTTTCTTCTGGTTTCTCTACAATGGAATAATCCTTTTTGTCTTGTTCCGTGATAGCAATCTTGTCAATGATTGACTTCTTCAAGTGAAAACCCATGAAGTTGTTCTTGCTTGGGAACAAAGACGGAATCAATAATCTATCTTTAATATGAAGTTCCATAAACTTATACTTTTTCGTTTTTATTAAAGAATAGGGACAAGGTTTACTCAATAGTTTCTATTCAAATGTTATTTTCTCTTAATTTCTATCAAAATTTGTTCACCCTTACGGTTAGCTTCAGCCAACTTTTCATACAGGCTTCCAAATGTCTTGGTAGAATAAAGCACCTGGCCTACAGCTTTATTCTCTCCAACAAGAATGCAGCCAGACGTATCGGACGGTTTGTTTCCGATATGAATAAGTACACCTTCATATCCTGGAACATCCTTCAAACGTGGAAGCTTGCCATTACAGAAAGCATACTGGGAACGAGACTTGAATCTAGGTGACTGTTCGTTAATGGTAACGTTGTATGTTCCTGTTGGTATTGCTGTTTCGTTTTTAACCTTGATCTTCTTGATTTCATCCAAAGACATGGTGGAATCAAGTTTTCTGTCATAATCTTCAAGTGTATCACAAAAGAACTTACCATCCAGATACATTCTACCAATGGTATAGTTCTTTTTAAATGCAAATCTTTCTACAGTAATTTTCATCTTAATTCTATATAATCTGCGTATTTGATAGTAACGTATGGATTATCTGAAACAATAGCCTGTTTAACTCCCTTGCACCCCCAGGTCCACCAAAGAAATTTATGCTTCGGAACCTTATGTAATACCTGGGTGATTGTAATAGGTACGTTGACGGTGGCCTTTAATGTATCGTTTCGTATAACACCATCAAATGCGATATATTCATTGTGCATTTCAACCTTTTGGTATGGCACATATAATGTATCTACCCTTTCAGTCTCGTGTGTTACAGGAGCGGTTACTGGTGCCTCTACTTTATACACCTGTTTACTTACAGCCTTAACGTTCTTAAGTTTAATCTTCAAATCCTCAATTGTTTTTAAATCATTCTCTGAGCATTTGCGATATTCATCTACTGTAAGCGTTAAGGATTGAATTTGTACAGCTTGGCTTGTAGAGTCTTTTCTAAGCTGCTCCATACCAATTGTCAAGGCATGTGTATTGCTCATGTACAAATTTCGTTCATCCTTTAAAGAACGGTATGAGTTGAATTGCCATACAATCACTGCAATCAATGAAAGTATAATAGATACAACAGCGATTTCTACTTTATACTTACTTACCATCTGACGAAACCATTTGTATTGACTGTTTAGGTATAAACCACTCGTTGTGGTTCTGGAACTCGTGCATAAACTTCACCCACATTCCATTGTCAGTCACAGACATGACTTCACCTTCGCTTCCAGCCAATGCAGACAAGTGAATCTCGTCAAGTGCATTTGAAGGAATAACCTTTACTTGTTTACCAATCATCTTGATTTATCTTTTAATACTTCTTTTAGATCGTTTCGGATTTCACGTATATCATCGCTCATTGTTGAAAATTGCTTGACTGTAGCTTCAAACACACTTTTATCCAACTTAATGGCATCTATTTTTTGATATTGTTGATCCATCCTGGAATCAATTTGTTTATATTGAACTTCCAGCTCATCTATACGCTGGGTATTCATCTCGTGTTGTACGTAAAGACCCACCAAAAAGATGAATATTCCAGTTATCATCTTGGCGTTGTCAATAAAGAATTTTTGCATCGTATTAATTACATATTATCAAGAACAAGGCTCATTGACTTTATCAGCATATCTATCATTTCTTTTGCTGTTTCTACGTTATACATTGCATATATAAGTATAATGGTCAAGGCGATAAAATAATAGTTCCAGGCCCTGTTTCTATTCCATGATATAGATTGTTTAGCCTTGACCTTCCGTCTTTTTCGCTTGTTCTGGCACGATGACGTTGAATACGATTCCACCCTGTTCTCCATTTCCATTAATTTCTAATTTGCTTTCCTGGGCCACCTTAACTGGATATAACTCCATAAGAGCCTTTGATGCTTGAACAGCAACTGAACGCAATGGTGCTGGAGACAATACGGTTCCTCTTCTGTCAGTGTATATGGCAGTCGATGTCTCGTTCACGATCTTCAGAAGCTTTTCTGTAAGCAACGATTTCATCTCAGCGGTTTCATAATTAGAGATTTTACGCAATTCTGCTATATATTCAGCAACATCGCTGCGAGCCATCAATTTTTTAGCTTTACCCAAAGCCGTATTGCTATTGTCTTTAAAGACATCTTTGTAACACGTTCTCGCATCTCCCAAATATGGATCACATCCGCAAACAAAGAGTTCGCAGAAGTCTTTCTCATTTTGTGACAATGTGTTAGGTATTTTCAATTCCATAATCTAATTTATATATTTAAAGCCCAGCCGATATTGCTCAACTGGGCTTTTCGTTTCTTCTATGAAGAATAGGAAAAATAAGATATTGTGAGTTTTATTGATGATTAGAATTATCGTCACCAATAAGGTCTTCCATGATTATTTTTCTGAACAGATCCTTAATGCCATCCAAAAGGCTTTCTACATCTTGTACTGTCTTAATCACATTTCGATTAAATCTCACGTCAAGGTCATAACCAGATATTTCCATTATGGTTTCTTTTCCATCTTCAGATTTGACCGAAAAAAATCGTCTATCAGATTGCGAATTAAACACAACCTCTGGTTCATTCTCCAGAGGTGTGTTAGTCTTGTTATCTTCTGCCATATAATTAAATCTTAAAATGAGTTCTTGACTTTTCTTTCTTTGTCATCACCATGCCACCATCATCACCTCCAGAATATGCCTGTCTCATACGCTGTGCGCAAACAAAGGCTACGTTTGTGGTGGCAGAAACATCTGCATCTGCATCGTGAGCATCATCAAGTTCAATTCCAAGTTTTTCACACATAATTTCAAGCTTATAGCTATTCATACCATCCATGTGTGAAAGAGCAAGCTGACCCAAAATAATTGTATCAACATAGTATGGTTGCCAGTTACCATAAAAGCTTCTGACACCTCTAATTACCTTTTCCCATTCCTTTACCTGGCCACCGTACTCCATTAATTGCTGGAAGAATCCAACGTCAAACAGTACGTTTTGACCTATCAAGAATGGCTTGAAGTTTTTACCCTTCGATAGTGTATTCTTTTTGATAAATGCAATCACATCTGCTGCTACTTGCTTAATATCAACACCATGATCGGTAAGCATATCCATTGTGATAGCTGAATATGTAAGAGCTTTTTCTTGGTATTCCATGAAATCCTCTTCATCCTCGAACTTCTTCTTCAAAACCTTACGCTTATTTCCACTCTTGTCAGATTGTTTGCGGTATGGAGAAATATATGCAACATATCTGTCTATTACCTCAAAGGTATCAATTCTAACTGCATGTATAGCTATCTGTGTACAAGCGCATTTTGTTGGGTCCAAGCCACCAGTCTCAAAGTCAAGTGTAAATGCTACGATAACTGGCCTATCTGTTTCTGCTGCCATTTGAATATTTGTTTGTTATATCAGTTGCTAATAGATTTAACTTCTCACAATACTGTTCAAGTGATCCGTTATTTTCTACGACATAATCGTAAAACTCATCTGCAAGATTTGTGCGTTCCTTGTCACGCTCCATTCTGTCCTTCTCAATACCTTCCTTGTTAGGCCTCTTGATTTTGACAGTAATCAAATTAAATCGTATTGGCGTTTGTTCCTTTGAGCAAAGGTCAATAAGTCCTTTTTCGTCTATTACATATACGCTATTGAACAATGCCTGGAACTGATTCCATTCTGTCCAATAATGAAACCCTCCAAACTGAGTGTATGCGCACATATTAGACTTGCTTGGCATATCCTTGTCAGAAACAAACCAATGCTCACGTCCATTTTTCTCATACTTTCTTTTAGGACGTGTTGTGTATGAAACAATAGCGTTCCATCCAAAATGTTCCTGGAGATAGAGAGAGGCGTATGTCTTACCACTTCCAGAATCTCCAACAATTGCAATAATATTTGCACTCATTACATTATTTCCACTACCGATGACTTATATATCTGTAGATTGTTACCGCCAGCAAAGTCACTGTATTTAACCTGTGCGGAACATATAATCATTTTGTTCTTTGCGCTGCTAGGAGAACCGCCATTACAGAATTTAGATCTGAGATTGGCCCATTCATCGTTCCAGATTACCATTTCTACAAGGTCATTATTTTGTTGAAGTAATACCTTACAAAATGTCTTGTTGGCACCAGTCTTTTTATCCAAGAATTTCTTCTCTTCTATTTCAACTATGCTTGCACATATTGCGACACGTTTGCCATCATAATCATCTTCCTTCACGTTTTTGAGCATTGCCCAAGCTGCACGGCCCTTGATTTTTGTCTTTGCTTCTGAATTGTCATAGATACGTTTGTAATCTATAGCACCAATACCACTGATAGCAATTTGTTGCTGGCTCCAGAAGTAATGCTTTCCACGAAGGTCTGTAGGAATATCCTTTTCCTGGATTTCAAACCCCAAATGCTCTGCTGCTTTTTGAAGGATGGCAAAACGTTCTACAACAGATTGTGCATGTTCAACCTTATCGAAACATCCAGCCAAGATAAGATGTCTAATATGTCTTGCATTCACAGGACACTTTGTAGCTTCATCTGGATTGTCTGGATCATCCCAGTATTGATACTTCTTCAACTTATATCTGAATACTCGATCAATAAAGTTATCTATAGATGTAAAGTCTCCACGAGTTTTACGCTCGTTAACAATCCATTCAGTTGCCTTTGCACCAAGATTCTTAATACGTGTGAGCGACCAGAATATTTCATTTGTCTCGTAGTTCGTGAAGAACGTGTCTCCAGAAACATTGATGTCTGGTGCCACAATTTTTGCGTTACTACACAATTCCATCTCACTCATAAGCGTTGGAATCTGGTCATCCTTTGCCCACTGAAGAGCAACAGTATAAAATGCCGTAGGATAATTGGCCTTCAGATATGCTCCAGCGTATGCCGTTACAGCGTATGCCGTTGCGTGACTCTTGTTGAACAAATATCCACCAGCAACCTCAAACATGTGCCATATTTCGGTTGCTTGTTCTTTTGGACACCCATTTTTATCGGCACCTTCCATGAATTTACCCTTGTATGCGTCAATCTTCTCTTGTTTCTTTTTGGATATGAACTTGACAAGTTTCACACCTTCACCAAGAGAAAGACCACCTACCTCTCGTGCTATCTGCGCCAACTGTTCCTGGTAGCATAACACGCCATAAGTATCTTTCATGGCATTGTACGTTCCCCAAAGATACTTTGGCTGACTATCTCCAAGTTTACAGTCAACATATATATCTGTAGAACCAGAATCAAGTGTAGCTGGACGGAACAGTGCATTTGCGGCAATCAGATCATCAATCTTAGATGGTTTCATGCTCACCAAAAACTTAGTCATTCCTTTAGATGAAAACTGGAAGACATTCTGTGTATAGCCTTGTTGAAGCAATGAATATACTTTCTGGTCATCCAGGCCGCCTTGTACGATACCTTGAAATGTTAAGTTGGTGCCATACTCACTGTTACATGTTTTGATTACAGCTTGAAGTTTTGATAGCTCTTTAATTCCCAAACAGTCATTTTTCAACAACCCCTGCTCGTCAAGAACATATCCGTCAAACTCAGAAATAAGCATATCATCCACCTTTTTGATAGGCGTGAAGTCAAAACACTCCATATCTTTTCCGTCCTTATCGTCTGGAGTCACTAGCAATGCGGATGCGTGAATAGATGACGAGCGAGGCTGACCCATTAATGTTCTTATATCTTCAATAACTTGTGGATATTCCTGTATGAATGACTTTACACGCTTATTTGTAGCTGCAAGAACAAACAGGTCCGTCCAAGACATGTTATCGTCCTCAAATATTGCAGTTATATAGTTTACAATATTAACAGGAACTCGATGAACACGTGCAACATCTTTCAAAACAGCCTTAAGCTTCAGAGTTGTAAGAGTTCCAGCAGAAAATACACGTTGTTTACCGTCATGGTTGTATCTTCGCTCTATATACTCTTTTACCTCTTGTCTTCTGTCTGATTGGAAGTCGACATCCACATCTGGTAGCGACCCTCCAGGACCTTGTAAATATCCATTATCAACGAAGCAGTCAATCGCTTGAACTGCTTCTGTTGATGTATGATGTTTGATACTTAAAATCTTCATTTTATTATTATGATTCTATTTTTGTACCATAAAGACCGCCATTTTCAAGATAGGTTCTTTCAAAATCAGTAAGAGCATAATCAGTGATGACCATACGCTTTGTGATATATCCATCAAGAACAATACCGTCCAAAGTTCTGCAACGGCTCAATGCGACATACAATTGACCTGGACAAAACGTCTTTGACAGATGAAGAACAGCCTTGTCGAATGTAAGTCCTTGACTCTTGTGTATGGTTATTGCCCAGGCAAGTGTAAGCGGATATTGGGTACATGATCCAATTTCCTTTGCAACGATTTCACCGTTTTCAAGAACAAACTCGTTGTTAACCCATTTGTTCTTCTTAACCTTGACCTTACGCTTAGAGTTGTCTAACTGGACCGTAATCTCATCATTTCCAATCTCAACGATATTACCAATGGTTCCATTATAATATCCATCAGCAGGGTTGTTTACGATTGTCATAACTCGTGCTCCAACACGAAGCTGAAGGTGCAACGGACAAGGAATGGAAGATTCTGGGAACTTGCCATCCATCGTGTAGTCAAATGTATGTGTCGGCTCACCAAGCATTTCTGTATTAATTTTCTCTACATCACGCTTATGTGTACAGATATGAATATAATCCGTATTGAAATCCTTTGCTTTCTTACGGTCTTTCAATTCGCTAAGAACATCAAGCTCTTCAGATGTAACCATATAATTACGAATATGGTTCAAGATGCCAACAAATTCAACATCAGTCTGACGGAACACCTTTGAAAGTTCGATAACATGGAAGAATGTTCTCTTCCAGACTACGGCATTAAAGAAATAGTAGTTATCGTAAAACTCATCCAGAAGTTCTTTGTCTTCCTTCTTTGCTACAGGTGGAAGCTGGTATAAATCACCAAACATAATTACCTGTACGCCACCAAATGGCTCTTTACTTTCACGAACCCATCTCAACTTTCTGTCAACTGTATCAAGAACATCTGGACGGACCATACTTACCTCATCAATAATCAGAACTTCAAGTTGAAGCAGCATTTCTGATTTCTTTTCTGTAAAACGGTATTCCAAACGCTCTGTAGGCGTAATAGGCTTGAATGGCAAACCAAACATGCTATGTAGGGTTACACCACCAGCATTAATAGCAGCAATACCTGTAGGTGCCGCAATTACACACTTTTTAGTTGTGTGCTTAATCAAATACTTAAGAAAAGTTGTCTTACCTGTTCCAGCTTTTCCTGTCACGAACATGTTGTCATTTGTGTTCTCAATCAAGTCCATGACCTTCTTCATTTCATCTGTCAAAACCATATCTTTTAATTATGATTCATTGTTTTTATTAGATTTCGTGAAGTGTAAACAGCACATCACGATTATCAAATTGTATATCATCTCCTTCCTGGAGTTCATCTGCATATAATACGATTGGGTTGTCTTCTCCATCTCGTTTTACAACAAGTTGGGCATCTTTATCAATCTTGTAAGTCTGTCCATTATTCAACTCTACTTCAACATAGTCTTTTGATTCAATGCTGTCTCCAACTACAGTAACATCAGATGGGTACAAACCAGCTCGCTCTGGAAGCAAAAAGCGTTCAAAGATCAAATCATATTTAATTGGATCTATCAACGTAATGCCAAGCAAGTAAAGTACGAGGCATCCACCCGCAGAACCACGGCCGCATCCAACGAGGATTCCATTTTCTCTTGCCCAGTTTACTGTATCGTATTGAACAAGCATGTAATCTACATTGTTTGTTGCTTCCAGTACATAGATTTCATGTTCTAATCGCTTTTTATAGACCTCTTTCTTTTCTTCTGGAACCAGTTTATGAAAACCTTCTTTCAGCAGTCCAAGGAACATTGAATGTCGGTCTCCCCAACGCTCTTTCTCCTTATCGGTCATATCATACTGCGGCATGAAGTTTCTATCTGTTTCAAACAGAGCTTTTGCTCCATCAGCTATGACAACTGTATTCTCACAAGCATAATTAAAGATGTCTTCAATATCTTCCCACTCGTCCTTGTCAAATAAAGGCTCAAATGTAGCCCAATGTTCATCCAGATCCTTGAAATACTGGTCATCAGACTGTTCATGTGCTGCTCCTTCTGCTATCTTATTGAGGATAATCTTGTTTTTTGCATCATCCTTGTCAAGGTAATAGCAATCAGAGATAAGAACTGGAGGAACAGTACCATTGTCATATAAGTTGTCAAAGTAATACTTTGTTGACTCCAGGACACGAATGTCAATTCTTTCTGCCTTAAATTCAGACAAATCCAATTGATAATAGCAGTCATCAAAAGAGTCCAGGAACTTATTGATTTTATCTCCTATACCATGAAGCCATACTGAAGAGTACTTGTCAAACACGATAATGTTTCCTTCTCCCCTATTCAACAGTTCTACAAGATCTATAATTTTATCGGTAGAATCAACATTAATAGCTTTCTGTATTCGGAGAAGATTCTGCAATCCATTCTGTGTCTGGCAATATATCTTTGCTCCGACCTTATCAACACCATCTGTAAATGTAAGAGAATAACCAAAAACTGGTGATATTCCAGCAGACAAACATTCTTTCTGCAAGACTAAGGCACCAGCCATAGTGTTATAATCACATATACCAATCGCCTTTTGCCCCAGATATTTGGCTTTCTTGACCCAATCGCCTATTGAGAATGAGCCATTCAAAAGCTCATAAGGAGTATGTACTCCCAAGTTAACAAATGGCTGGTCATGCTCGCATTTCTTTCTGGTACCAATATACTTCAAGATATTGAACTTAAATTCTTTCCTTGTGTCGTAATAATACCAATTATCGCCAAACTTAAACACGATATAGAAGATCTCTTCATCGTGTAATGTTTCGATGTTTTCTGTTGCATTGAACTTAACGTTGTTCTGCAAATCAGTTCTGAAGATTGAGCTTATCAAGTTTGTATCTTCATAATACATTTTCCCAAGCCCTTCAACGTTTACAACTTCATCGTCAAGAATTTCATACTGTATCTTATTGGCATCCAGCCATTCCAACAATTCATTGCTCATATTTTATTCAATTTATATTCTATAGGTGTTTTGAGTCTAAAAGAAAAAGTGTCAAATATATCCCAGAAATCCATACTGTCAAAGTCATCTGAAGGATTCTCAATATCTGCTATATAGACATCGAAGTAATCGTTCAATTGAAGTGATGTCTTTTTGATAGATTCTACAGCATCTCCATCATATCCTACAACCACGGTTTTTACACCTTTTGATTGCAACTTATATATCTGGACATCGGAAATCTTCTTTCCAAACGTTGCTACAACAGCTATCTGACTATTATCATAAAGATTTAACTTCCTGGTAAGTGCAATTGCGTCAAACACGCCCTCTACAATTATTACCGTATCTGTTTCATCTTCTATAACCGCATCATAGTTATACAGTAATTTAACGAAGTCATTTTCAGTACTATTGCGGTATCGCATAATCTGATATTCTCCATTATGTCTTGCCTTTCTGTTGTATTCATCTATCTCTTTTTTATCCCATGTATGACGTGACACATAGCCGACAACATCTCCACAATCTATGATAGGAAAGATGACATAATCATCAAACTTGAAATTCATACCTCTTGTGGTTCCTACTGGGAAATAATCGTAATCATCTTCAGTAAACCCACGTTGTTTAAGGTATCTGTTTCTATGTGTCCTTTTATATCCTTCTGGCATATTGACAACTGAAAGCGAGTCATCTATTTCTTTATCGTCTTCTTCATCCAAGAAAGAAAAGCGATTTTGGATATTTGACTGGTCCAGATTAAACGTGTCTGTTACGACAAGATCTTCTCGACCAATGTCTTTCAGCAGCTCGTTAAGCGTTCTGGTTGAATGGCCGCAAGAAAAGCAATGCGCCATAAACGTTTGCTTCCTGTCTGTAGGCTTACCAACATAAATACCGTATTTGCCACCTGTATGCCCACAATAAGGACATACAGGAACAACTAGGTTTTTACCGCTACCATCCAGTTTTGCGTGCAATTCAATTGTTAGCTCGCTTATTATATGCTCTTTTTCTTCTTTACTCAATTCCATATTAGCTTACCAATCTTAAGTTCATTGTCCTTTCTTTATCATAGAATTTTTCATTCTCATAATCAGTAGCAATCTTAATAGGATCACCCTTCTTAAAGAATCTGGACTTAGCAACATACAATCTCATCGTGTCCTCTTTCATTTCATTGTCACTCTGGTTGAGAGTAATCAAATGTGTCATAGGACGGGCAAGACCCTTTGCTTCTGCGCAGTTATACTCTGTCAACACCTTGCTTTCATCGTTCAAAAAATCCTTGTTTTCGATAGTTGCCTGGTAGGTTACAACCATCCAGACATTCTCTTCTCCAGCCAAGTCTTTGAGGTCATTTGCCACTGCGATACGTCTATGTCGCTCTCCGTTTTCACTCCATTTACGTCCACTGGAATCAGTCAACAGGTCCATAGAGTCAATGATAACAACATCTGGGTTATATCCAAACAGTTTCTTATATTCTTGAATACCATTCTTAATATCAAGAGTCGAAACCTGGTTGGCAAACTTAGGATATGCTCTTACTTTCAATGTTCCAGACATGGCTTTAACCAAATCTATCATTACGGCAAAATCTCTATCCTTAATGGTGCCAGTATTGTATCTGAAAGAGCTACATTCTACAAGGGAAGCAGAATAAGCGTCAGTTACTTCATCCTTAGATCCTTCAAGCTGGAAGTGAAGCACATTCAAGCCATCCATTTGGGCAGAACATTTACCAACCCATCTTGCTGCATGACTCTTACCAACTCCTGTAGGTGCCAGAAAGCATGTCAGCTGAGTCCGCAAATCTCTTCCAGCATTCATTTCATCCAGACCATCAATATAGAACCTTGTTATAGGCTTTAATTTTGATTCCTGGTTGTGCTTTTCTCTGTTTCGTTTGAATCTTGACTCAAATGTCTCACCTACATCTATGAATTCATTCTGACGTAAGGAGAATTCATTCTGCCAATCTGCAAAACTTGACATGAGTTTGAATGCTTTCTCACTTTCTTGCTTGGCATAAAGCTCGCCTATCTCTTTGAATGTCTTCTGGAACTTTACATTTCTGAGATATTCCTCAAACTGTTCTAGAATGACATCTGCTTCAACACCTTCAGCACAATCTTTTATATCATTAAGCAGAGCAGTTACCTCTCTGTTCATAGACACGATTTGGCTTATGATGTTAAGTGTAGGGGCCGACTTGTGTTCTTTATAATACTTTCGCAAGTAAGTTTGGAGTGACTGGAAATCTCGTCCTGGAAGGTAAGAATTCTCCATGTACGTGCAAACTAAACCGCAAACGTAATCATATTGAAAACAACCGTAGTATAGCTCAAATAAGAAGTCTTCCGTTAAAACGTTACCTTTATCCTTTGCCATATTTTTCAATTCTTATTCTGTACAATTCTGGATATTTACGTTCTGTCTCCTTCATACAGTCCTGTGCGTTTGTACACATATTGCATGTTTCTGAAAATGGAGACCACATCAGAGTCGAAATTTGACAGATTGTATATCCAACTTGCGTATTCAAACATCTTTTTTTGGTGCTCTCCTCTGCTTCCATATAAATGTACTTTGCTTGAGGATGCTCCTGTTTTTGTTCAGATATTAAAGAATTCAGATAGGCTCTTGTAAGCTGTGCTTCAGATAACCATTGGTTTTCCATGAAGGTTTTCTCTCTGGATGACATTTGCTTGTATTTGTCCAGAGCGGTTTTTCCGAATACATTAGGAGCCAATTTTTGTTGAAACTGCGCATTTCTGTTCTTATGAATCTGGAAGATACAGTAATCAACAATGCGTGAAGAGTTAATGTCACCTCCACACAAATTAGAGAAGTCTTTTATCCACTTTGATAGTTTTTTGTTGGTAGCCCCTCCATTCGGAAATTTGAAGGAGGGGTCAACCAAACGTTTTTCTATTTCAGTGTATATTGACTTGATCTGCTTAATTAGTCGTTCTTCGCTTACCATCTCTTGTCAATAGTTTCTGAAGTTCCTTTCGTGCCAAGAATAAACGACTTTTAACTGTATTAATATTGCGAGATTCTAAGGCTCCGTTCTGGTATTCAAATTCCGCAATCTCTTTAAGGTCATAACCTACAAACTGGTAGATTAATGCTCTTTTAAGCTGCGGTTTTAAACTGTCAAGTGCATCAAGTATTTCGTCTCCAAAATACTCTCTGTAATTGTCAACAGTTATACCATTACAACCACCTTCATGTTCTACGTCTGAGAGGCATGCGGTAGGATATGACTCTATGTCATTGTCTCTATCCTTCATGTTTTCTCTCTTCTGTCTCTTTTCTTCAATCTTATATACGTGTCTTTTTGTCACGATATGCAACCACGTATGGATTGACATGGAGGTGTCGTAAGTCTCTATATAACGGTACATATTGGCAAGGACTGCATTATAGTTTTCTTCCACATCACATGAATGATATGTGTAGTCAATGCACAATTTGTATATCATATTTTTATATGGTTCAACATACTGAGCAAATAATGCTCTACGTTTCTTTGCTACTTCATCAGAGATTCCTCTCCCTGTGTTGATGGAACTGTGTGTCTTTTCCACGCTTCTCGAACGTTTAATTTAAACAAATGATCAACGTTCATCAATTTGTGGATCTTACAATACTGCTTCCATTTATTATCACAAGAGATAAAAAACTCTCTAACTTTATCATCGGAAGGTTGAGGAGTTTGTGACAGGAATTCATAAAAATCCCCAAGAATAACTCCTAAATTACTAACGTGACTTGCGTTCTGTCTTTGTTGAACACGCCTCATTCTTCTTGCTTGACTCATAAGTCTATTACTACAATTAAAGTTTATATTTTCTTACATAATACTTGAAGATGTGTGTTGCATCTGCCATATTATCATCACATGGTGTGATATTCCAGCGTTTAATGCAATAAGCAATCATCTTCTCCTTGTCAGCTTTTCCATCACCAGTAGCCCATTTCTTTACGGTGCTAACATTTACAAACTTTGGCTCTGGGAGTCCAAGCTGGGCGCATATTAGGAACAATATGCCTCTAAATTCAGATAATTTGCGCATACCAACGAACTTGCCTTTAACATTTACGTCTTCTGCGACAATCAATTTGATGTCATTCTTTTGAATAAACTCTTTAAGAGTGTTGTAGAACGAAAGATGTTGCTCTATAGCGTTCCTTCCAGTCTTCTGAGTAAAATTCCATGTTCCAGCCTCGTGCGTACTGTAGTAACCACAGTGAGTTGCAATATCAAGGCTGAGGATATTATCACGTGTTATTGCTTCTTGGTTCTTTTCATCTTGTTCTTTAGTCATTTATATATGAAACACCATTTTGTTTGTTAACCACAGTTCTGTATGGGTAGCCTTCAGCAATATTGCCGTGACTTACAACGAGACTTGTGATTTCTAATTGATTAAGGGCCTCGAAGGTATTATCAAGACCACCTTCATCACACGCATCAAGAATCTCATCAAGAATAAGAAGGTCAAGACCCTTTCCTGGGTCACAGTTCAAGTTAGTCAGCTTGTGCATAGCCAATATGCTTGCAAGACTTACTCTAGTCTTCTCTCCTTCTGAGAATTTTCCAAATGATCCGCAATCAACTCCATCACGCAAAAGAGATATTGAGATCTTATCACGTACCTTTCCGCTCTTCAACACTGTAAATCCAGAGAATTGAATGCGTATATCACTTCCAATAGCCTCCAGGAATTCATTTGTTATATGTCCTAAAGCATCAATCTTCGAATTTGCAAGATGGGTCTTAAACTCAACGAAGTAAGCGTCCTGTTGCTTTAATTGATTCAGTTTAGACTCAATCTCATCCTTATGCTTCACAGCGTCTTCATATTCTTTCTGGCATTTCTCCTTTTTGGATTCCATAGATTTCAAGACATCTGTTTCCGACACATTCAGCAAGTCATTGTTTGCATCCTTAAGAGACTTGATGGTTCCTTCTGCATTTTTGACTTCTTTGTCTAAATTAAGAATAATATCATCAAGCTTGCCTCTTTTACTGTCAATCAAATCAAATGCTTCATCCAACATATCAACAATAAGGTTGTCAATGCTCTTCTCAATATTGTCAACCTTAGCGTTCAATTTAGTCAAATCAACATTAAGGTTTGAAATTGATGTGCTCAATTTATTGATATTGTTTTTAGAATCTGAAAGACTGGCAAACAGTTGCGATTTTTCAGACGTAAGTTTATCACTCAATGCACGCTGAGATGACTTGTCAGAATCACAGGTGTCAAGTGTTTTGTAATTGTCGGAAATTGTATTGTCAATATCCTTAATCTCACCTTGTCGGTCCTGTAGTTTTTTCCTTACGCCATCAATATCAACATCGTCAGAAAGTGTGAACTCATGCTTACACTTAGGACAAACTATCACTCCAGCAAGCTGTGCATTCAATGTAGCTACATCTTTTTCAAGGTTTTGCTTCTGGGATCTTAAACTCTTTATGCTATCTTCAACAGATTTGATGTTTGCATCAATATCATTGATTTTAGCTTGAATCTTTTCAGATTTTGTACCATAAGTTTCCATGAACTTGTCGTACTTTGTTTTGAGTTTAGCGTAATTAGCTTGCTCCTTTTTAAGAGATGATTCTTCTGCCTTCAAAGATTTCTCAATTTCACGACTGAATTTGGCGGTATCTTTCAACTCTTTTTTGTAATCATCTGCCTTCTTTAGGTAGTCGTTTCCCAAATGCAGCTGAGAGTCTTCAGAACATTTCTTGTTGTATTCTGCAAACTTACTGACGATAGACTTATAACATTGAGACATGTCTAAATCCTGGTCCTTATCCAGTCTTTGGCATTCATCATCAACATCATCAAGTCTGTCATACTGAGAGTTCAATTCTCCAATTTCAGACTCTTTCTGTCTAATCAACGCTCTTTGTTCAGCAATGAGTTTCTTGTTGTTTTCAATCTTCTCTTCTTTTGTCTGCTTGTTCGAAAGAGATGTTTGCTTAAACTCATTTATCTGTTCAGACAACACATTTACCTGTCCAGTCTTCTCTGAAACTAACATTTGAGCATCGGTCAATTCTTTTGCAACAGGCTCTATATCTGCATGCAAGGCTTCAATTGCCTCATCTACAACGATACCATTGCTAAATCTGTTGATAATTTCCTTCTTGTCCTTATCAGAGCTGGACAGAAACGACTTATACTTGTGCTTTGACAAGATTATGTTTGAAAAAATCTCGTCTTTGGTGAGACCTATTTGACGAAGCACTTCTTTGTTGTATTCAGCAACAGAAGAACATGGCAATTCAATCTCTTCACCAAGTTCATTCATTGTAAGTCTTATTGTCTGGGCAGACTTTCTGAACAGGTGACGCTCAATGGTAAAGATTCTTTCTTCATCAAGAAGCGTAATAACAATCTCTGCTTCATCAGCGGCATCATTGATAATCTCTTCTGCTGACTTAATATCACGCAATACATCTCCAGTCAGACCGATAGAGATTGCTTCAATAAGAGCAGACTTACCAGAACCGTTTGAAGGCTGAGAATCATTATCCATATTGTTGCCAAAGATCAGTGTTGTATGTCCTTGCCCAATTGTATAATCAAGCTCCTCAAAAGCACAGATATTTCTTGCCTTTACTTTTTCTAACTTCCACATACCTAGCTAATTTTTTCGAGATATTTCAATCCAAGTTCAACATTTGTGTTTCCCTTGCTAATACAGAACTCTTTCCATTCATTGACAATTTCATGCTTGTCATACTTCTTGTCAAGAGCATGGCTGGAAACCTTCTGTGTGTCAGTTTCAATTGTATCAATCTCAACTTTTGTGGCACCAGCGGCAATGAGTTTTTTCTTGTCAATTGTCGACTTTACAGTACTGTCACAGCTAACTCGTAGCTTAACCTTATACTTGCCTTCCTCTTTGATTTGGTTAAGTTCTGCCAACAAGTCATCATCAATACCGTTTGCAGGTACATCAATAACTTTATAGCGAGTATTAACTTGATTCTGGATGAATTCAGTGGTACCGTCATCAAACAAGATTGTATAACCCTTCATCTCATCTTCTCCAAAGTTTGCTTGTCTTGAAGAACCAATATACTCAATATTTGTATTCTTGATTTTGGTTCTATTGTGATAATGGCCTACAAGAACTTTGTCAAAGTCTTTAAATATCTTTGTTGGAAGTTCTTTCTTACTTGGAGTTGCAAGGGCACCATTAATGCCTTCATGTATGTACAATATATTATTGTTAGAAGGATTAAAGTCATTTTGAACCATGTCTTCTAAACGCTCAGTAAACGAACCGTCTTCTGGGAAGTAACTCATTACATATAGCGTTCCATTGTCTCCAAAATCAATTGGCATATAATCATCTACAACAAACACGTTCTTGTATTCACTGAAGATGTGACTGTAACCATATAGAGATTCTTGGTCAATCAAATCGTGATTACCTTCAGCTATTGTCAATGTGATGTCGGCATTACCAGCCTTGATAATAGCGTCTCTTACAGCTAACAGAACATCAAGTGTTTGAGAAGAACGAGACTGCCATAAATCTCCACCAATAATAATATCAACAATACCACGTTTCTTGCATATATCCAATGCTTCATCCCAATTCTTCTGAAAGTCTTGAAGACTATCTCTAGAAACGTGAATGTCATTAATCAATAAAAATTCGGCTTGTTTCATGTTACTATATTTAAAAAGGTGGCTCATTTTTATATTAAAGCCACCTTTTATATTAACAATAATTATCTTGTTCTTCGACGCTCTGGACGTGCAGCTCTGCGCTCACGTGTACGAGGTACGGCTGGCTCATTGTTGTCAAAATTGTGCTCACCACGACTATGACGGCCACTGTCACCAGACTCCTCATCATCGTCAGAATTTTCTGGTTCTGACTCTGGCTCCTGTTCGTCATCTGTATGATCGTCTGTTGGCTCATTCTCTGGCTCATCAACAGGGTCATCATCTTGGTAGTCATCTGGATCATTGTCACCAGCATCCTTCAAACGCTCCAGGCAATCCTCAATGTCATTGAGCAGAACTTCATTCGACTTTCCACGGACCACCTTAACGGTTATGTCTGCGTTATCGTCAATATACTCACGAATACGGTCACGAAGAGCGATACCCTCGGTTGACTTGTCAGTCTTTCCTTCAGACTTATACTTCTCGTAGTAAGCCCACATTGAGTCGATGTCGTAGCCAATCTCGTCAGAGCCATTGTCACCATCATCGTCAGAATCGCCATCCTTGTTCTTCTTGTCGAAAGAGAATGATGATTTGTCATCAGCTGGAAGCTCCATCTTGATCTTGTCAATAACGTCCTTGATCTCCTTGCTTGACATCACATCCATCTCGTTCTTCTCATCATACTGCTTCAAGTACTCGATGGTAGCTTCAAGATGGAATTTGTTGTAGCGATATGCTGCATCTGGAATAGTCTGGGTGTCAAACAAAGCCTGGCATTCCTCGTTTGTCAAAGGCTGCTTACCAGAAAGGATGTCAACACTGATAGTGTACTTTGTCTTTCGGTTCTCAGTCTTGCGCTTGATCTGTACTGGGAAGGCATCTGCTGGAGAAGAAATAGGACAGCCGACCTTTTCACCATTCTCGGTAACTCGCTTCCAGATTTCGAGCTTTGCGTCTTCCAACTCCTTGTATTGTGGATAAGACATAGAGAACAACTGAATTCCATCCTCCTTCTTCTTAAGGTTGTAGATGTACATCAAACGCTGAGAATCCCACTTCAAGCCACCTTCAAAACCAGATTTCTTGATCTTGTCAATAAGCTTCTCATCATCACCATACATCTTTTCAGCTACCTTAAGGTACTCATCAATAAGGTCAACTGAAATACCAGCATAACTTGAGTGACATACGTTTACGAAGAAATCCTTATCACCCTTCTTTGCTCCTGGCTTAACAAGACGAAGAACTTTCGTCTTAATTGGGTATTCATATCCCTTGCGCTCCATCTTGTAGCTTCCATCAGCTTGCTTAATAGGGATAAGAGGCAAAATACGGATTGAATACGTTCCGTCCTTGTCAATACGGAAATGGTTAGTCTTCTGGAAACTTGTGCTCTCATCAGCACTCTTCTGAAGAGCCTCCTCATAAGTCTCCTGCTGCTCCTGCATCATCAGAAGCGGATTAAATTTTTTGTTTTCTTCCATTTTAAAAAATGAAGTTTAATTATGTGTGAGAGGAAGATTATTCCACTGATCGGTATAAGCACCTGCCCAAAGTTCTTTCGCTTCTGGAGCGTTAATGTCACTCTTAGGCTTGATGTCAATTCCCCATTCAGTTTTGGCATGATGAACAATACTCTCTATAACTTTGTTCATCTCACTTGCTTTTTCATTTTTCAGATCAAAGTATTCAAACTTTTCTCCGTTCGGAAGATGACAGACGTGAATTGGTGCGTACACCTCTTCAAAATATCTGTATAGTGCATTTACTTGTGGGTGCCCTGGAAGCTCATCAGAGATTTGCTTAAGAACTATTCCAAATAAATACTTCAAATTGTTCAGAGACCTGTTTTTGGTATCGTCCATGATCAAGACAGTATAATCACCATCTTTCAAATTTCTAATAGCCATTTGAAGGTCTGTTTGTGTTGCCTCTGCGTCTTGCACAATGAGGCGTGCCTTGCTATGTAGCATAGCGTTTATTTTTAAATTCGGTTGCAAAGATACACATTATCAATTTAACTACCAAATTTTTCTGCAACTATTTTATGTTAAAAAATACAACTATCTAGTTTACAGATATTTAGTATTTTTGTAAAATATCGTATTGAGGCTACATATCAGATAACTTCTCCGTTATATCGAAAATCTCATTAACATTCTTCACTTTCCAGATTCTCTGGTTTGTGGAGCCACGCCATTGAAGATTCGGCAAAGATAGCTTGCTGACGAACGGACCATCTACCAATACATCTATATACGATAAGATTTCTGGGTAATGCAGTTTAATCCACTCTAGGGTGTAACCAGACCATAGCCAAATTGTTTTGTCTGTGTTCTCCTTTATCATTTTACACAAATTCAATATTGGCTCATACTGCATCAACGGTTCTCCACCAAGGATAGAAATATCAAACTGATCTGAATTCAGCTGAGAGAATACACTGTCCACCGTCTGCTTCTCTCCAGACTTAATATCCCACCATTGCTTATTGTGACATTCGGCACAATGGATAGGACAACCAGAAACATATAAAGAATTGCGCAGCCCAACCCCATCAGTAGAGGTTGAGTACACAATTCTTGCTATATACAGTTCGTTATTAGACACCATGCGTTACACGATCGTGCAATTCTGCCAATTTACCGCTATTCCATCTGTCGGTGGTGCCAACTAGATAGCCAGTAATACGCTGAAGTTTGTCAATGTTGTGACTGCCACACACTGGGCATTCCTCCAGATTTGCAGAAGCATCTTCATAAGAGCAGTCCAAACATCTGTTACGGTTGTGATTGATAGAACCATATCCAATATCGTATTTATCAATCAAACCAACAATTTGCTCAACAGCCTTAATGTTGTGAGTTGCATCTCCATCAAGTTCTATATAGAAGATGTGACCGCCACGAGTCAAGTCATGGTAAGGTGCTTCAATCTTTGCCTTGTGGTCCGCACTGCACTTGTAATAAACAGGAACATGATTAGAATTTGTATAATAATCCTTATCAGTCACTCCAGGAACAACACCGTACTTCTTTTTGTCTTTCTTAGTAAACTTACCAGAAAGGCCTTCTGCTGGAGTCGCAAACACAGAATAGTTCAAGTCATACTGATCAGACAAGATCTTTGTTCTATCACGCATAAACGTAATAATGTCAAGACCTAATTTCTGTGCCTCTTCTGACTCTCCATGATGATGGCCGCACAAAGCAATCAAACATTCAGCAAGACCAATAAATCCAACACCAAGAGTTCCATGCTTCAGAACTTCACGTACTTCATCTTCTGGCTTAAGGTTTTCAGAACCAACCCACATGCCAGACATAAGCAATGGGAATTGCTTTGCCAAAGCGGTACACTGGAACTGATAACGCTCATAAAGCTGCTTTCCAGTAATGTTGATGGCATCAGTCAATTTTTCAAAGAATGCCAAAAGTCGCTTGTCCTTGTTCTCAATGTGCATTACAGATAAAGCGAGACCTGGAAGATTGATTGTCGAAAAGGACAAGTTACCACGTCCTACAGACTGGCTCTCTCCGAATCTATCCTCAAATACACGAGTACGGCACCCCATTGTCGCAACCTCATACATGTATCGTTTCGGATCATCAGCCTTCCACTTACTGCTCTGATTGTATGGTGCATCCAAATTTACAAAATTCGGGAAGAATCGTTTTGCTGTCACCTTACATGCCAACTTGAACAAATCATAGTTTGGATCTCCTGGTAAAAAGTTTACACCACGCTTTTTCTTCCAAATCTGAATTGGGAATATTGCAGTAGCATGATTTCCTACGCCATTGTAAGTTGATGACAGCAATTCTCGAATAACGCATCGACCTTCTGCACTCGTGTCTGTTCCATAATTCACAGAACTGAAGACAACTTGATTGCCACCACGAGAATGAATCGTGTTCATATTATGGATAAACGCTTCCATTGATTGATGGACACGCTCAACGGTCTGATTGATAGCTTGCTGACGAACTCGCTCATCACCCTTCAAATTATCAAGTTCCTTGTGCAAGTAATCATCAATTTTTGATTCATACAAATCGCTGAAATCGTAACACAGGAAATCTTCGATTTTCTTCACCTCTTCAATATACGTTTTACGCACAAAAGGAGCAAGATAGAAATCAAAAGCTGGGATTGCCTGTCCACCGTGCATCTCGTTCTGAATGGCTTCCATAGAAATACAGCTGAGAATGCTAGCTGTCTCAATGCGCTTTGCAGGACGTGACTCTCCATGTCCAGCACGAAAACCTTCATTTAACAATTTATCAACTGGGTGCTGCAAACAGGTAAGCGATTTTGTAGGATAGTAATCCTTATCGTGTACATGCAAAATGTTGTCATCAACCAACTTGCGAACATCATCAGAAAGCAAGAACTCATCAACGTATTCTTTTGTACGTTCACTTGCCACCTTCATCATCATTCCAGCAGGTGTATCAGCATTCATATTAGCATTTTCACGAGTAATATCGTTCTTCTTAGCAGCAACAATATCCGTGATAATATCATTTGACTTACTGTTACGTGCCTTGTCACGCTTGTGTCTGTAAATGATATATGCACGTGCAACATCTGGAAGAGAACTCTGCATCAGATAATTCTCAACCATCACTTGAATGCTGTTAACGTCAAGAATATCAGATTGATTGTTCTCAATTTTATCAGCAATAGAGTTGGCGAGTAAAAAATCAATCTCGCCAACCTCTTTCATAGCCTTTGTGATAGCACCACGAACTAATGATTTGTCAAACAAAACAGTTCTACCATCACGTTTTATAACATTCTGTACCATTTAATTAAATGAATTTATACTATAAGATACCTTTATTCTTAAATTCCTCATGTAATGGGTGTGCAAGTTCATACGCTTGTGGATGAGCGTGCGCCTTGTCATCTCTTAAACTAAAGAAATGATTCCAATCTTCAGCAAAGCCAGTCACAACAAGCTCAGTTTTCAATGCGTTCGGCAAAATAGCTCTTGCCTCCTGCGCCTTCCAGCCTTCTGACAACAATTCAAGATACAAATCCTCTGACATTTTTAACGTCTGAAGAAATATATGACCTGCCTTGTCGTTTTCGCACCACTCAGAACTTGGCATCCAACATGGCTGGATGAAAGTAAGCTCGTTACCAAACTTGTCCTTTGAATAATTGCAATAGCGAGTAGATTCCTGTGCAAAAGACATTACACGATGACGAACAAATTCATGTGAAACGCCACGATCACAAATAAACTTAACGGTATATCTTTTTGGATGTTCATCTTGCGGCTCAGACAAGTATTTCAAGTCATTTTGCCATTTGTTCTCAATCAAAACACGCAAATTTGTTGTGATATAATATACAGCAACTCTTTTACCATCAATGTCTTTTTCGAATGAAGCAACCTTACTATATTTGTTGTTCTTGTATCGAAGAGCCTTTACGTATATAGGATCAATGATACCACGATTAATAGCATGTGACATTACCAAATACAATGTTCCATGTTCAACCATCGCCAGATGACCAGACTTCACAAGTCGGTCAACAAAAGTTTTTGCACTGTCTGGAGTGATCTTGTCTTCAGACTTGTAACAAGTTCTTCCAATGAGTTCAATGTGCTTATACAGACCATCAAGTCCATTCTGCTGCTCAATAAACTCATAAGAAGGTTTTACTAATTTCATATCTTCTTATCTATTAAAACTGGATAATATAGATTCTATTATCCCAATCAATCGGGATTCATCACCTGTAAATTTAAACCATTCTGTATGTCCGTTTGTGTAAAATGGATGTGGTGTAAGTATATGCTCGAAATCTGCCAGAATATACTTTTCACAATAGCCTAGTTTATCCCATGTTTTGACAACGGCTATTGTACGCTTGTCAACATGGCTATTATAATATAGCTTACTAATGCGTGTTGTGACACTTCCATTTGTTGATCCAATCTTGTACAAACCAGTCTCCGTACATTTCAACAAATACAATGATTTGGGAGATGGCTTTTGGACAGGGAAGGGCTGGAAAAACCTGGAAACCCTGTGATTCAATTACTTACGATTTTTAAATACGATATAATAGATAAAATTCATCAAATGTGTTTGCAAAGATAAGGTTTTTATTTGAAACAACCAAGAAAATAAGCAAAAAAAATAGAGCATATTGACAATGCTCTACTGTTTATTTAGATACTTATTTAATCTCAAATGTATATAATACAACTCTTTAGACACACTGGTTTTTAGAGCCATTTTGGGCCTACAGCCACATTTTCTATATTCAATCAATGCTCTCCAAAACTTCTCTTTTCTAAATAAGGGGTCACTGGAAGAATAAGCAAATGCCTCTATTAGGTTTGCTGATGGAGCACGTAGTTTCATAAACTCAGCAACATCCATCAGCATCCTATATTCTATTGGAGTTTCATGCTTCAACAAGAATCCGATTCTTGTCTCATCAAACTTCTTCAGTTTGTACCCCCTTGGCCTTCCGACCTTTCTTCTTATTGCCATCTTCTTGAATCAATGGTTTTTCAAAAGACTCAATTTTCTCTTTAATTTGGCTGGCAGCTTTCATTGCTGCAATATCAGCACTTATGTTTATAATTCTCATATTACACCATATATGTTAAAAGGAAACCTATATATTGTGAGCATCCACCGCTACAATAATCAACTACGCATTCACGACTTCCGCTTGCCATTTTGCAGCACCATTCGCCTCCACGATTGTAAGAATAACCAATTTCTCCAACTGGTGGGTCTATTGATGATGGCAGTGTGAAAATTGTTCCATCATGGTGGGTGTGAATCCTACCTTGTATAGATACTATATTGCCAATCTGACGAGCATAAAGTTTTGCACTAATTCCACAATTACTAACATCAACACGGACCCATCCTGTATCTTTAGGCTTTGCAGAAACATCGTCTTTATATGCAGCACCAATATTTTCGCACAACTCTCGCTGTCTTTTTTCAAGATCAGAAGCGTAAGATGCGGAAGATGTATCAAGACCATCGCCAACAATATCTTGGAATTTCTGAGACTTCACAATAGCACGCTCAAAACTGCTGGATGTTGCTGCGCCAATGATGTCACATGCAGCATCCTTTCCTCCAGCATTGTCAACAAACACTGATAGACTTGTGTTCTTGCCTAAGAATGTTGAGTTTGCGTCAGCCTTTGTGTACACATCATTGGCATTTGCCTTTTTATTGATAGCAGTATCATAATCAGACACTTTCACATATCTCTTGTCTATATCGTTTCCGTTGACATAAAGAGAGCCGTTTACATAAAGTGTATTATTTATAACAACGTCACCTATTTTGTTGTCAATATAGAAACTTGTTGTCTTGTTATTGGCAAATCCAAAATTAGCCATCGCTGCATTATCCTTGTCAACCCAGGCGATGTATTTAACAAGGCTGTTATCGCTCTTTGCTAACGTACTATGCTTAATTTTAATTCCTGTAACAGAATCATCGCAAATCGTTAAGGATCCGTTAACAGCAACTGTCTTGTTTTTACCATTAACACCTATTACTGTATTTCCCTTTCCGTCTCCAATATTTGTATTTCTAAAATATTTGGTTTCGCCATTGAAGCCTTTGACATTAATATTAATAGAACCTGTGTCAACTTGTGCATCAGAATTGTACACATCACTACCAGTAATAGTTATTCCTCCACTCTTAAGTGTATCGGAATGTATCGGAATAGCAACGGTTGCTTTATCTTTCGAAAATGTAAAGATACAAGTGTCATTATGATAAAACTGCAAATCTCCAGCAGTGTTGATTGTAAGTTTATGGTCATCACTTCCACTCATTTTAGAAGAAATAACCAACGTACCATCTTCCTCATAATAAATAGAGCAATTTGCAGCACCTCTAACCATTGAAATATTATCATTGACAACGGCACCACCTTTTGCTGTGATTTCTCCATTAAATATCACCTTCTTATTAACAGTCTGGCTTGCAAATGGAGAATCTATCATAAGTGCGTATTTTCCAAAGAACGCATCTTTCAATCTAGGCACCCCTTCTCCATCCTTTTTGAACATTATTGATTGAGGAGCCTTGTTGGTTAACGGATCATTGACAGTAGGAACACTGGATGAAATTACACACCCATAGATATTTCTACCAACTTTATCAGAAGAATCTGCGTAAGAAACCTGTTCTGTTGAGTTGCTTTCAACAATATATACAGGCCATGAACTTACATTCGACATTCCAGAACAATATCGAACCTTACCATTCATATATACAAATCCTGGTGAAATCTTATTGCTAGAAACATTGCATCCGCTCAAAACAAAGTCTTCACAACCAGTAAAGAGACTGTTAAGCACAAGAGCTATGTCTTGCAAATTAATAATATCGTCAACATAGGTATGTCTTCCACCTTTTTGACTAGTAAATTCTTTCATGTATTATTAATTAAATTCTATTCTATATGATTTACCTGCAACCTTGTATTTATCAATTATATACGAGATCATTCCAGTCAATTCTTTCTCTGTGATGATGCTAGTGTTTACATAAGGACAAAAGACAATAAAGCTAACGTCATTGCTGCTAGACTTTTCATTCTGCCATTGAAAAGGCTGCTTCTTGCCATTTTCATTCTCATTATACAACACAAATTTAGAAATGTTTTCGCCAGCACTTTGAAAATATATTGGAACTCCTGGAACCGTACCGTCTGATATGATAATACATTTGTCTTGGTCTTTGAAATACTTTTTGAATTTCTTGTTCAAATAGTACTCCATCAATATAACCTGGGAAGTAAGGCTAGCTTCCACTTTCTTCTCTTGAACCCATTCAACCCATCTGTCATTTGCGGTTTGGAGAGGTTTTAAACATGACTGAAGAAAAAGGATCAGCCTACGCCCACCTAAATAGTGAGGCACAAGCTGATTAACCAATCTATCCACATTTATTTTATGACTCCTCATCAGATTCCAACTTTAAATTAATCGCCTCTCTGAAGGTAGGAATATCTTTTTCCTCACCCTTCTTTGTGCTTTGTTTTGTATATCCGCTTGTTGTATATATCTTTCGATCTATTTTCTTCAGTTCGCCAAGCTTGTTATTATCGTCATATTGGGCGATAAATATACCCTGCTCTACAGTGGCACCAGAATTTACATGAACATCTACAACATGGTCAACAGACATAATGACATCAATTACCCTATGTGCATATACCGCTGAATCGAAATCCATATTTGACATAAAGTTAATCAGTGCGGAATCTATGTTCTTATAAAGTTCTTCCTTACTGATTGCTCCATCATAATAAACATCAACACGAGGAACCAATATGTCTCCGTTTCTGGAAACAACATTACACTTTACACCAGCAAACTTGATTTTACTTAAATATGACCTAGCAGAAATCAATTCATCATCAGAAAGTCTGGAAAGAGAATCTTTTGCGCCCTTTGCAACCTTTAAGATAAGAATATCATCTCTATAATCAGAGCTATATGCTATTTGATAGGAAACTTTTGTAATCAGCCGTTTGGCTTCATCTACTGAAGGGTATGAAAACTGTGTTCCATCTTCATTTAGAATCAAATCGTCTCCATATTGCCATTTAAGCATTGCATTTGCATAATATGCTGGAGTGCCATTAATTCTTGCACTGAATATCTTGGCAATATCAGTTGTAAACACGTCCATAAGTGTTTCAAAAGAATATATTGCTGTAGCTACAACCCATGTAAAGGAATTGATTATAGACATCTTTGAATCATTTGTTAATTCTGTCAATTCCAAATACTTGTTTCTTGTATTTACGGCTTCATTGTATATTTCTGTTAATGTACGACTCATGCTATATCTTGATTCTCATATTTATATGTTTTACCATTTATATCAAACACCCAAGTTCCAGCTTCATTCCAAGCAACCTCGTGTGTTATCACATATATAGCCTCCATTCCTGTCTCTATAACATAGTTACCGTTGGAATTTCTTTTCGGCTCCTTATATTCACCAGATGGCATCTTGTCCAGAACAACATGACAATTTCTTCTTTGGTTGTTGTTCTGTGCAATATATATCAAATAATCATCAATACATTTTTCATCTCCATATTCATTGTCTTTCAAAACCAACGACTGGAGGCTCATATCACGAATGCTGTTTAAATTCTTGATATACATCTGTGACAATAACACCATGTATGTTCCTTTGAATAGGAATAGACCTGTTAAATTCATATTGTTCTTATCACAAACAAATTCATCAACAGTTATCGGTGCAACAGGAAGTAAACTTCCATTTATTTTCGAAACATCAAATCTTTTAACATTAAAGTTACCATATAGCTTGACAGTTCTTTTATCTGATTCATTATCAAAAAAATGAAAGTATTCTGTTTCATTTTTATTCAAATGAATTGTCTCCAGGTCCGTGTTGTCACCCCAATCAACTATCATGTCGTTGTCTCCAGACATAGTAAATAAGATTTGCGATTCATCTGCTGGAACTTTTATAACAATACGCATAGGCAAAGAGCACTCTTTATAATAAACATGGCGTTCTCCATTTGCTGGAACTATATTGTTTTCTTTCAGATGATTGACAATACTATCGTGTACTATAAAGTCTTCATCCCAAAGCAATTCGTCACCAACACTTACACCATTTTCAAATGACAGTTCTGGGTTGTTGACAAATAAGTCAAATATCCCCTCTACAGATCCATGAAGCATTACAGCAATATCAAATATATTCTGTCCTGTTTGAACTTTATACGTCTGCATCTACTTTCGAAAAATCTAAATCTAAATCAAGATTACCTGTATCTGAATCAAACGATGCGTTTAACACCTTTACATTCTCAGCTTCAAATTCAGACTGAAGAACATCAGCCAAATCAGTGTTCGAAATATTAGCATGAAGGTATCTAATCAAACCCACACCAGATATAGGGTATCTATATGAGTTTGATGGCAAACACTTCAAAAGCAAATTTCGATTCTGGATATTGGCATTTATATTTTTTGCATCTGATGTCTTGCTAGACCATAACAGAAGTTTGTTTCCTACTAACTGTAAAATATAATTTTCTTCATCTATCAATATCAATTCAGAAGCTTTCAATGCTCTCTCGTCCAAATTATACAATTTTGAATGAACATCAAAGTATTCAGAATTATCACTTGTATTTATGAACGTTCTTGTATTACCATCACCGTAATCCTGGACGAATTTTAGCTTGATGGTCTTATACATTGGAATATATGGAATGTTAATTTTTACTCCATACTCCAAGCTACTTCTTTCAAAATAGGCTGGAAGCGTTACACATCCATAAATGTTGCTTTCACGCTCATACAGCCATTCAAATGGGTAGGTGCTTACAGAATTACTATCCGTAAGCACCATATCTCCTATTTGTGTATTTACTTGTATATCTCTACGCATTTGACAATACTAATTCAAGTTCATTAATCTTATCACGAATTTTTTGTCTTTCCGTGTATATATCGTCAATGTTATATGGCAATGGCTTTCGTGCTAACGATGCTTCATAACATTTTATAACACGGTAATCTCCTTCAGAAAGAGTTTCTTTCAGAGCAGTAATTTCTGCCTTTACTTTCTTCTTATCAAAACGCTTCTCATATTTATAAGCAATTTTGTCACCTGCATCGTAAGGAACAACCTCTATAACAAAACCATCTTCAACTATTGTCTTATTATGGTCAAATTGTTCAACAGGTTTGTAACCTACTGGAACCCTTTTATCTTCAAATTCTTTTGTGTATAAAATACCATTTTCTAAATATCCATATATACCCATAGCTATTTATATCTATATTGATGAGCAACCCATATATCACGGGTTACATTATTTATTGTGTAGCGTACTCTTTTACATATTGTAACCCAACCTTCCGCACAATCATAATATTCATTCTCTGAAGTATCATCATAAATATGAGTGCCATCATTTGTATCTATTCGTGTGACACCCTGTCCCATTTGTATAATTTCAACTTCTTGCCCTTCATGCGCATTTTTAGGCAAGTATATAGTGCAAGTTATGCCTTTATTTATTAATCCTATTACCGTTGTATCATCAAGTGAAATCTGGGCACCAGCATCATCGTCTGTAAAATAATACACACTTGTAGTTAGACCACATGCCTTTAATTGATAAAAGAAACCTCCATAAGCTGCTGCCGTTCCAGAATTATGCGCCCTTCCATATACACCTGCAACAATTGTTTCATCTGCATTAATTGACCATGTATTTTTATTTACATTTGCATAACCTAGTCCAACAACAGCCCCTCGTTGTGTATATCCAGTTGAAGCTGGCATACCGTTAATACCTGCAATATTTGAAAAAATACCATTAGATGACAAATATGAAGTGGCAGTAGAATAACTAGGTGATTTTTTTGCACAAGCTTCAATAATTCCATTACTTCCATCTAAAGTTAAAATAGATCCAAAGCCACTGTTCATCATATAATCATAAGATCCATCATTGTAAGATGTACCAGATGTTTGCAGTGTAATCTTTTTATTGGAAGAATCTAATTTTACAAAATTGAAAGCTTTCCCTGTGTTGTCAGAAGTAATTACTCCATCTATAATATACCATTTTCCAATGCTTCCAGATGTTGCATTTATTTCACCCTCTACAGACAATACTCCATCTTTTGTCCAACTAATATTACCTTTAGCCAAGAATCCAGATCCGTCTTTTTTCAATGACCAAAATGATGCATTCGATATGGTACCATCACTTCCAAGAGTTACAGAATTCTTTGATATAGAATCACTTCCAATACTCCATCCACCAATTGTACCTTTGTCAAATGTTAACGTCAGACCATTTATGTAACTAGTATTGATAATATCAGCCTTAATACTGGAAGCATCTAATTTTGAGGACGTTATACATCCAGCAGCTATTTTATCTGCCGTAACGCTTCCAGCAGCCAACTTTCCAGCAGTAATACTGCCAGCTCCAATACGGTCCGCATCAATTGTTCCAGCAACAATTTGATTGGCATTAATAGTTGACGTATATATACCATTTGCGTCAATAGTTGTCGTGTATCGCTCTGAAGATGTTATATCAAACACCGTAGCATACGCCAAATACCATTTAACAGGACTGGAAGATGTACCAGCATTACCAGTGATATTAAAGAAGTTTGTCGTACTAAAGTTACTACTTGATCCTGTACCGCATCTAACCTTTCCTACATATTCTGCCCAATCTCCAGTTCCAGCAGTACTTGTCAACCAAGCCATTGTACCGCCACTTCCAATACCGTTAGTGGCAAACTCTATATATCTACCTTTCGGAATCTTGGCAATGATTCTAATAACAAATATCTTTCTATAGCCAGCTTGATCTTGAAAACTAAAACCACCAAGACCTGGTGATGCAGTTCCTTTATTGACTATTTCAATATAAGCCTTATTGTCATTTGGAATGGTAATATCATTTGTATTTACAACACGTTTTATAGTAACAGTTCCGTTTCCAGAATTGTTATATAACTTTATATCATTGATACCATTAACAAATGTTGGGTCTCTATGCAGCATTCTACCAAAAGCCATAGCTGAAGCAAATTCTTTTGCAGCAGCCCCTTGTGCATTGGCATTATTATTCGCTGAATCTGCGGCTTTCTGAGCCTTATCAGCAGATGATTGTGCATTGTCAGCCTTCTTACTAGCATCGTTGGCTGTATTCTGGGCACCATTAGCCTTCCCTATTGCTGTATTTGCTGCGCTCTGAGCTGACCCAGCAGCATTGTTTGCGCTGTTTGCACTTTGTTGGGCGGTCTTGGCATTTGTCAATGCAGTATTTGCAGTACCTTGTGCTGTACTTGCAGCATCTTTAGCTTCTTTTATTCCACTGCTCCAATTCAATACCACATTTGCACCAAATGTAATATTTCCCTTATCGTCCCACTTTATATTTCCACCTGCAATGGCACCACTTCCAGCAGTATCAAATCGCCATTTATAACCACGAATACCATTTGGTCCAATTGTGATACTTTTATTGGTTGAAGTAAATTCACCACTTGTACCATTCTTTGTGCCAATATACAAAGAATCTGAATCAAAGTTCCATGATCCAATAGATCCGCTTTTTTCATTAAATTGGATATATCCACTGGAGAACTTGGCTGTGCCATTCGTGTTGATGTACCATGCCTTGCTTCTTAATCCCTTGGTTCCAATAGTAAGGCTTTTATCGTCATTTGTATATTGGTCTGCATTGTTATTTTTTGTACCAATATACAAAGAGTTTTCATCAAAATTCCAACCAGCTATATAATTAGTTGTACCAGCCTGGAACACCAATTTATTTTCTTTGTATGCAAATATACCGTAGTCAGCAGAAGTTGAGTAAAACATTACAACACCACCAACCTCCTTAACCTTTGCCAATTGACCATCACCAGACTTTAAATCATCTGTAGTATTGGCTATTGCAATAAACCGTTTATCTGCATTCAGAGATATTCCAAGATTATACAGACTATTGGCATCTATAGTCCAGTTTCCAATTTTTCCAGAAGTAGCTGTAATTTTTCCTTCAAACGAAGCATTTCCAACTGCATCCATAGAAACCTTTCCATTCGCAAAAGACGCACTACCGTCCTTGTTTAATGCCCAATGTGTTTTACCATCCGACTGAGAGCTAATAGAGCCTTCAGACTTGACAGTAAGCGTTCCATCCTCACATTGAATGGAATCTGGAGTAATATCCCAGCCTCCAATTTTGGCACCATAGTTATTGATATAAAATACAACCTTACTATCACGATAACCATATATACCTTCTTCTGGATCTGAAAGCGTAAATGGGAACACTTCACCTATAAAGCCCTTTAATTTTCCCAAATAAACTCCAGTAATCTTCCCTTCATTTGTCTTATGTCCAGCAAACAACTTAGGTGTAATTACATAATTCTCGCCAATTTGACTGTGAGTTCCGTCCCATTCTTCAATCCAATCTACACCTACAGTATTCTTGACAACAGAAAAGCTGAACCTTACTGACGATTCATATTTGCCATCTTTTGTACGAATATGTATCTCCAAATATCCAGAAGTTATGCTGGAATCTAACCCTATGATAGCTACATTCCAAGCGCATTCTCCAGCATTTTTATATGTATATTTAATACCATCAGAACTTGGTATAACATTTACAACATCAAAAGCAACAGCATCGTTTCCACGAGACAATGTAACCGTTGTTTCAGCATGTTCCAGATCTGGGTTTGAACCATCGTGATTGGCAGGTATAGACACAGAAGCAGCTGTAAGTGACAATGAATAACCATCACTTACAGCTGCTATCGTAATATATCCTCTTGCTAATAACTCTGTCATAATTATAATTTTTAGTTAAGAATAGACAGAGCTTGTTAATGTCGTTTCTTATTTAACAACTTTTGCAAGTTCTTTCATAACATTTGTGGCCACTTTTCGTGCCTCCTCACGCCATGCTACAAAAGCATTGTATTCATCTGCATCACCACGTCCTTCTGTGTGGTTGCAGATGATAGCTTCAACATCATCCTGGCTGTACTTGCTGCGAACAATGCCAGAGATAATCTTACGGTATTCTGGCTCCACATCAACATGCCATGCTGTATGCTCTGTAACAGTCTTTGTATCGCCACTGTCATCCATCAAAGGGACAGTAACCTTTGCCGACTCTCTGTTGAAATATACCTTAATCAAGTTATCTCCAAGTTCAGAATAAACTGGGGCTGGAGTTTCACCCTTGTAAAGTTCTACTGGATTCATAATATATATTTAAATATGTATTAAACTGCGTCTGTATAATATTTTCTCCTAGCTTCATTGTAGTTATCAATCATAATTTGCTCACATTCATCAAGCCTTCTAAAATACCGTCTACGATTTCTGATAGTCCTCATAGATTCGCCTGTCTTTGGTTTATTGTCAGTTTTCTTTTTAGGCTCCTTTGGTTTCTGGCTCGGCAAGATATAAGTATTCAAACCTGTTTGTAGTTTCCATAGTCTTCTACAATTCCCATGCTCACACCAGCCTTTGTATGAAGCCAGAATATCTTGTAATCTCTGTTCTGTTTTCACATTCTTCATAGATTTACAGAAATTCTTCTTTATAGACTTTCTCAATAATCTATGTTCGTGAAAGAATCTATAGCCTAAGAAATCAATTCCTATCTTCTCAACTTCAAATATCTGTTCAGTATTCTTTATCTCCAAACCTAAATACTCTGACACAAATTTCTTAATCTCACGTAAAATCCACTTAAGATAGCCTTTATGCGAAGACAGCACAACTATATCATCGCAATATCTAAAGTAAAATTTTACACCAAGTTTATCTTTGATATAATGATCAAGTGGAGACATGTACACATTACTCATTAATTGGCTTGTCAAAGATCCAATAGGCAATCCACTATCAACACTAAATATAATATCATCCATAATTGTTAGGAATTTTTCATCCTTATACAATCTATGAAATTCTCTACTCATAATTTCTGGATGCACAGATGGAAAGAATTTACGTATATCTATTTTCAAGCAATACTTTGTTTCTTCCTGGTTATGTCTCAATGCAGCTTGTAGTCTATTGGTTCCATCCATAAGACCTCTACCTTTGATACAACAAAACGTGTCTCGAATAAAGCTACGGACACGTTTATATTCAATTACATTAACGATTGCGTGATGAGCAATACGATCTGGATAATAAGGCAATTTGAAAATTTCCCTTATCTTTCCTTGATCTGCTTTAATTGTAAATCTCTGATACTCACTTGTCCGATATGTAAGATTATCAAACATGTCACGCAATTCAAGCATATTCTGCCTTCTATTCTTATTGAATTTTACAACACCGTACTTGCGTTTCTTACCAAGTTGAGACTTATGTGTGGCCTTTTTAATATTCTTCCAAGACCTAACTCTATCCATCACATATCCTTCTCGTTTCAAATTAACACTTTCATTATTTAAGAGTTTGTAATTTAGATATTTTGAATCAACTTTTGCTTGTTGCCTTCAAGCCTGTGCGTGGCTACTCTCGAATGTTACTCTGAACCTCGGTGTACTATTTACAACGAAAATCCAGCACCTACTATACCCATATTTGCACTCTACGACATCTTCTCCGAGTAAGTATTTCGTTACTAAGAAATGGCCTGGGGTCCCTTCAAACTATAAATATCTTTGTTTTACCAATTTGAAAGGTTAGCTGAGGCACGATGTTCCAATTCGAATTACCGAAACCGTTATTCGCATTAACGTAACCAGGCGCACAATTAGAGCCGTTGTTAGCGTTACCACCACCGTGCAGAGGGTTTGGAGGAACCCCACCGCCACGTGAACTGAATCACATTTAAATATAGATTATTTGGTTCGTGTCAAGTTTTATCCAAGTTGTTATTTTAACACTTATTTAGATTACTTTGACATAGCAACCAAATCTTTTCCATTAACAAACTTCAACTTACCATAGAAGGCAAGCCGAGGCACGACGTTCCAACCCGAATTACCGAAACCGTTAACCGCATCAACGAAACCAGGCGCACAATTAGAGCCGTAGTAAGCGTAACCACCACCGAGCAGAATTTCACCAGCACCGTTTAAGTACCAAGAAGCACCGTAATTCAAGGTATCATTTCTGGAATCTTGCCAATCAATAGGAAGCATATCGCACTTTTCACCAAATGCAACCTTCTTGATTCCACCCCAATTATCAAGCTTCTTGTTATTGAAGTAAGCAACACGATAATCTACACCAGCAGGTGGATTTCCATTCACGACCTTATTGTCATCCCAAATATAGATTGTGCTGCCATTGTGGATATTTCCAGCAATAAACTGCCATTTAAATCCCCATGCTGCTTCTTTTCCAAACAAAGAAATCTGGGAGAAAACTTCAGATGTGTTAGGAGCAGTAACATTAAGTTTGCCAGTTGTATTACCAAGAGAAAGTGTTGTACCTGTACGTATTGTATAAGCAACACCATTAGCACTTCCAGCATTTGTACCACCGATAACTCCAGAACCAAGAGTTCCACGTACATTTCTGTTCTTACAAAAATCATTAGCAAGCAACCAGTCGGCATTCCACATGGTCCAGTTCATCAAACCCCAATCTGTACCATAATTCTGGGCGAGATCCCATGCTGCCTTCATTGTAATACTATCCTTTGGAGTAGCATTGGCAATACTCATAAGGCAATTTTTGCCACCAACTGTAGCCTGGGAGCCTAAGAATGCACCTTCAGCAAACTCATCGTACAAAAGAACAAAACCTTGCATAGGAACAGGGCTTTTATATACACGTCTTACTGTAGAAGATACGTTTACAACCTTACCCCAAAGAGGTGGTCGATAAGCCATTGTCTGGCCGTATGTTCCATCGTGCAATGCAGCCGTACCGTCCGCAAAATAAGCACTATTTTTATCAGAGAGGCGAGCAGCATATCCTTGCTTGTTTACGATAATTCGTCCACACAAATCGAAATATGTCTGACGAACTTCCATGTTACCACCTACAGCAAGAACAGTATTGTTGTTACCTTCATCGTAATCAACATACCAATACATCATATTACCTCTAAGCTCTGCTATATCATTTGTATTCTGGTCGATTGCTGCGCCAAGAGCATTAAGTTCAGACGCAGAAAAAGTGTCACCAGTCTTCTTATTTAATTTTAACAAACCCATAATCTTTTATAATAACTTTAGTGGGAGTTTGTATGTAAAGGTATTGTTCTTCTCCTTTACCTCACACATAAATGTAGATAACTTATCTATATCAGTTTTTGTCAACTCAATTGCACGAGCAGCTGGATTTCTCCAGGTTGTAACCTCTTGTCCAGTCAACTTACTGTATTTCTTCCACTGGAATATAAATTTCTTCTCAGCTTCCTCATCTGGAATTTGCACATCACTTCTATACAAATGCGCTTCACATGGAATAACGCCAGCACCATTCTTCATCTTATCTCCATTTTTCATTTCAATTTTAATGATATATGGGTCAACCTGCTTGAAGAATGTGACAAATTCTGTGTATGTTGCCTTATTGTACTCTATCTCGCATTTAAATGAAGCCTGGTCTGTGATATAGTCTGAACAAACTGCCAATGTATTGGTTCCTTGGCCTTGTACATAACTGTTGTCAACCAATTCAACATAATTTCCATTCTCCATATAAAACCACTTTCTCTTTGTACTTAATGTTAATTCCTCAGAACCAAGCATTAACTTACAAGTGGCAGTCAATTTATCAAATATCTCATTCTTAAAGAAATTACCATCTGGTGTCTCCAATATCATGGTTGGTGTCAAGTTATCTGTCTCTTGCTTTGTAAAGCATGTAGAACCAGAAATTTTGACATTCAATCCTGTATCTGGATCCTTCACCATTCCGCTGAATTCAATCTTTAATTGAGCGGTATCAATCAAGTTCTTGTTAATAGTTAAGGTATATGGCAAAGAACTTGAAACGACTCCAGAATACTCTATTGGTTTTTTTCCATTAATCGTCCATTCTGGTGATGACACATTGGATATTTGATTGTCAGTTGCTCCAGAAAACAACAACTCTGGAGTTACGACTATTGGGTCAACAACATAGTTAGGTGAAAAGCTGTGATCTAATCTAGAGAAATACTGTACATGATGATGGTTACACAAAAGGTTAAGTTGCATCGACTTTCCATCGTGCAACTTAACAATTGTATATTGACCTCTACCTATCGGTTTCTCTGCCATAAATTACTTACTAAAAAGTTCACAAACAAATGTAGCCTTTTGCGAAATTTCAGATGCGTTAACTGTAATTGAAGAGCCTGTCTTAGCAAATGCAGTGTCTTGAACGCCAGAAGAAGAGAATTTCTTCCACTTAAACGTAAATTTACTATTTGCGTCACTGTCCTCAAAACACTCACCTGCTTGCCATACCTTTGCTGAAAGTGTCGTTGAACCTTGACCATTCATCAACTTATCTCCAGTTGTAGAATAAATCTCAACATAATAAGGGTCTGACTGGTCGAAGAAGGTAATGACATCAGAAACCTTAGTGTTGTATGTACCAGAAGAAGCGTCTGTATCTGTAATTTCACACTTAAACGCATCAAAATTCAAGACTGCCGATGCTGGAATTGTAAGCTCGTTGGTGTTGTAACCAGTACAGCCATACGCCTTCTTTTCTGTCAGTGCTTCCCAGGCACCATCGGTATTCATCTTATACCACTGGTATGATACGTCTGTGTTATCAATACTTGAACCACGCCACATATCGCAATGTGCTGTCAAGGTTGAAGTCTGATCATTCTTGAACACGTTACCCTTTGGCGTATAACCAATGGCACAAATGGTTGCTCCAGCATTTGTAGTTTTAGTAAACTGAATCTCAGCCTTAACAGGAGTCTCAAAAGAAGCAATGTTAGGGTCTGTATAAACAGCTGAAATTTGTACACGTAACTGGGAGCAATTGACCATATTTTTGTTAATGGTCAATGCGTATGGTGCTCTATCTGCAACCGTTGCGCCATAATCAGCAAGATTCGTGCTACCATTGATTGTATAAACAGGTTTTGTCTTTACCTGTCCCATTTGATCAGCTGTTGTACCAGAAACAAACAACTCTGGTGTAATCACAAGGAATGGACTTGCTGACCAGTCTGGCACAAAGCTGTTATTATCACTATTGAATATCTGAGTCGTAGGTTGGCTACTTCTCAAATACATATTAAGGGATTTCGCATCATTTAAGTCAATAATGGAAATTTGACCTCTTGCAATAATTTCTGCCATCTAAAATCTATATATTGTTAATTCTTACTTTACAATCAAATTGTGCCATATTCCAAACATCTTTTGTTGATATTTCAAGAACATGACCATAACCTACATGAGCCAAATTAAACAGCTCATCCGTATCTGGATTATCACTTGTCTTTATCCAATCAAAATCTTTATTTTGCAATTGTTCCGTTATCTCTGTACCGCCTCTATATACATGTGCGGTTAAAGTCGTTTGGCCAACGCCATTCTTAAAGGTGTTTCCATTTGATGTACGAATTGTTACGTTGTACGCATCTTCGCCATTTCTACGCTTTTGTATAGTAATAGTGTCAAAATAATCAACGTAGTTTGCTGTAACGACACATTTAATTGTTAAAGTTTGTCTATCTTTCCAATATATAGCGTCTGGGAATACAGTAAAGGTTCTTCCGTTCTCACCATCAAACAGAACATACTCTCCATTCGTGTCAAGATAATACCATTTTCTACCACTTGAATATGACAAGAAGTTCGTTTCTACCATCTGTATCATAAGGCTATCTGGAGAGCACATACCTCTGTCAAGGATAAATACATCCTCTCCTATCAACTTTATTGATTTTGGCTTCAGCTCTTCTTGTGCGGTATCGTCAAGGTCTTCCCATTTAATGGTAACTCCTTGTAGAATTATCTGGTCCTTTGTCCACTTAAAACGTCCATTTGCAAAATATCCAGTTCCATCATTCTTAATTACAAAAGAATCATTCTTGCTCGAAATTGAGCCATCTTCATTCAATTTAAGAAGTGGATTCTGAATTGTTCCACCAATACCACCCTTGTTGAACCATGCTCCATAATCTTCTACATAGGAAAGCACATCGTCTGTTGGCTGGTATTGAGTTGCATATTTACCGCTCTCAAATTGTGGTGCTGTCATGTATAAATCTCCAGATGACATAAGTAAAGCAATCTGGAGAGGATCTTCACCATTAAGCGGATCTTGTATATCCCAATTTGCAGAATACCGCATCCACGTATCATCACCTGGCACAGAAACCGTTTTGACTGTGTGCCCATTTTGAGAGATAAGAACATCACAGTCTTCAGTTGATTTTGCCCAAAAAGAAAAACAATAGCGTTTTCCTAATTTGCCAAGCATCCAAGAGTTAGTCTGAGCATTGAGGATCATTTCTTTATTAGACTTATATACCTCTCCTATGCCAACTGGTGAATCTGTTGCTACAATTTCAGTAGTTGATTCAAAATCACAAGCAATACTGTTTATGACAACGTTCTTATGAATTTTACCTGCATAAAACGTACAACCAAAGCCATTTTCATCTCCAGCCGTTAAAGTACCAGAAATATTTACCTGCTGAGTTGCATATAACCTCTGCAAATAGGCTCCATAGTTTTCAAGTGTTCCAAAAACAGGATCATTAACTCCACTCAGTTTACCAATACGCAACTTCATGCCACCAGCAAAGTTTGCAACAGAAGAAAGAAGGATAATATTCAAATCTGCAATTTCGACATTATCTCCTTCTTGCAAAGAGTCATTTACATTTAATCGAAATGTTCTCTTATATCTTCCAGAATTATCTATCGTGATAGCATGAAATTTATATTTCCATTCTGTAGTAGCTTCAACATTTAATGTTCCGTCAACACGTGTTTCGTCTTCATATTCAATGGAAGCCACAATATTATTCATATTTCTTGATGCCTTTATTTTATATGACACCAATACACGCTCTGGATTCTCAATGTTACGTTCAAACGTCTGAGAAAGTCCAATAAAAGTATTTGAACTTGATGCTATAGAATTTTTAGTTATAGAACATACACGATAATTGTCGAGCACGCTTCTTTTATATTCTACAGAAACGTATGCTTTTCCAACAACGTTATATTGAGAAAAATTATCTTCCCAGGAAACATTATTTACACTTGATGGGTAGCAAAGACTTTGTTCTACAGCAATACCGTCTATTACATCTATATATGGTGATTGTTCATCGCTGGATGTCATATAAATTGCGCCAAGTCTATTTGCATCCCACAAGTTTGTAACTCTCACAAAATCAAGAATTTCATTGGTAGAAGGAACATCGCCTTCAAGCAATGCTCCTATAAACCAATCTCTCTTTTTTTGCTTAGTTGCACCGTTCTCAATAACGGTCACAGTATCTTGACCTGTTTCAAGAACGCACATAAGAGAATATATCAAATTAGGATTGTCGAAATATTGTCTACGTACAATATCTCCCACGTGAAGCCCCTGCGTCTTTTTAGAGTCTTCACTAACACTAATCTTAAATTTTCTATATTGATATACTGCCATTATGTTATTTCTTCTACTAAGTCTCCACTGCAAGCATCTGAAACCCAAAGAGATCCATTTGTTGCAGATATTTTTTGAACTTCAAGCTCATATACACGCATCTTCTTACGTATTGTTAACTCATCGAATGTTGCACATATATTGCCTGTAAGCTTATTTTTATAAATTTTCCATCCACTTCCAGCAAAACCACTGGAGAATGTAACGGAGCCTATGTCGTTGACCATGTAAGCATTTCCATAATGCTTAACACCATCTTGCAACGAGATCCAATATACCCCATCGTTGAAGAATAGCTCGTTCTTCAAAAGCCTGGTTTTGCATCCAGATATGCCTATTGAAGTGTCGCATTCTATTGGTTTGTCGAATACATAGAAATCTGAATCTGTAGTAAACTTTAAGCTAGATGACTTTCTGTCAAGTGGTGCGTATAAACTGGTTGAATCTATATAGCCAATTTTTGTTGTCTTTTGAACTGTATTTTCTACAACATCATCGCCAACATTGGTATTGTAATGATATGATGCCTCAAAGAGCAATGAATCGCCATCACTATAGAAGCCAGGGCCAGCATCACTTGCAAATTTCAAGTATTTCCCAAAAATAACTCCAGAATTTTTATCTGAATTTTTATAAGTTTCTATCAATGTATTGCCAAAACCGTGTCCAGCCTTAAAAGACTCTGGGAAATGAGCAGAACCAAATTTTGTAATCAGTTCATACTCATAATCATCATCATATATACTTGACTGTAAGCTAATTGCCCTAGTATTATCATCTCCAAGATTCAATATTTTATTAGATGCAGAAAACGATATGACATTCTTATTCTTTACATGAATGATATAGTCACCGTCAAACTTAATGCCTCCAGATAAAATATTTAAGTCTCCAGTCAGTGTTGCTGTTTTATCAGCAGATATTGAAAATATTTCATTTCCACCATACCCTAAAGAAGCTCCATATAATGCAGATACATTACCGCTAAATACACTTGATCCTCCAACTGTTAAATCCTGGGAAATAACGCCATTTCTCATTGTCCAGTCAACATCTTCCTTATTAGAATTTCCAGAATGATAGAAATCGTAACCACGAAATCTAATACCATCCTTAGACATTGACAAGTCTCCTATTACAATTTCTCCTGTACACGTAACCTTATCAGCATTCAATGTCAAAACATCGTTATTGTATGATAATACATTCGATTCGTTAATGTACAGTCCATTTGACCCAAGGTGAAGTTCTCCATCTATCTTAACAATGCTCTTCCGATCATCTGGGTTCTCTGCCATTGTTTGGTAAACAGTCAGTATTTCAACACCATTGTCACCAGCAGAAAAGCCATACAACGTGTTAAGCTTTCCTGTCATCGAGTCTCCAGTTATCTTAACAGCACCCTTAACTCCTTCTCCAGGTTCCCCTCCATCACCTATACTTGAAACAACAGCATCGGCAAGTAAAAAAGCAGTATTCTGACGAGTTATGCTTTGATATTCTTTTACCTCAGAATTGATCTTTGCTTCATCTACAGAATACTGCCCATCCTCACCAATGGTAACATAATCGCTACTGGTCCAATCTGGAAGCTTCTCATTTGCTGAAGCTTCCATTCCTACCTTTAAGCGGTTATAAAGCGATTCAAGCGTACTGCCTTTTTTTATTTTGGCAATTCCTTCGTTTAACTTTACCATTATTCTGAAACTTTTACTGTCTTTGATAAGAAACCAGATGTAGCTGCCTTATAAGAATTAATCTTTGATTGCAAGGCTACAAATTTTGCCACATTTGCAGGTGGTTGTGGACCCATCATTGTTGGAGTCAACATAGAAGACAGGGCACCAAGCCAGTCTATCAATATCGTAGCCAATTGATTTCCAAGAACCGCTGGCTCGGTGGCCTTTCCACTTCCAAGATAAACACCTTTGTCGTTGATTACAATTTCCTTTGCATTATACTTGGCAAGTATTTCCTTTGCGTCAAGAACGATTTGCGCCTTATCGTGTTGTGCCTTAATCTGGTCAGCAGTAACTTCAAAAATACTTTTTTCTTCATTCTTATCGCTTTTTGCAACCTCAGTTTTTGCATGTTCTTTGGTGTACTCTGTATGAGCATGAAGTCCAGTTTTTTCAAGCTGATCAACATCTGGAGAGTCTTCAGATTCTTCAAACTCTTTTGTTTCAGTTACACCAATTATTGTTTTAGTATGAGTATCTATCTGAACTGTGTCTGCATGAGAATAAGCTACAACATACTCTTTCAATGTATCTGGATCGGTAGCAATAACAACATCTGAATTTAAATAAGGTATTGTTATGAGTCCATTATCATTGTTCTGAATGGCAGATAAAAACACGCCTTCATGCAATCCTACTGGTAATCCTTCATCCTTTGCCTGGTTATTAGCAAGACTGTCATTGTACTCCTGGACATCAACCGTTCCGTACAGCTCATCATTCTCATCTGTATGTATTTTTGTAACATATCCAGAAATTCTGGATGTGTTTTTAATCACATTGTTCTTAGGATTTACAAGTTTATGAAGTGCAATTTGTCTAATTGCCTCATAAATTGCTTCATTTGCGCTAAGGTCATTAAACTGTTGGTTCATAATTATTTATTCTTTGGTCTGGCAATACAGTATGGAAGTTTGATTGTCTGTCTATATCCATCAACTCCAAATTTTGTATTTACCTCTTCAACAAGATAATATCCATTTTTTTCTGGTTGCCGAACATCAAGAACTTCAACCTTCTCACCAGATTCCAGATCATTATAATCGCCAAACAACGTTATTGTACCTTCTATACCATTCATATTGTAACCTTCAAAATAAGCTTCTGCTTCTTTAATAAGGCCTTCTTCAGATATGCCAATCTTGCTTGATGTGAATGGAATAACCGTATATTGGCTCAAATCAACATGGTCTCTTGTTTGCGACTTCAACGTTGCTCCAAGCTTCATTGCTTTCTTTGACAGTTTTGTCTCATTAAGCAACTGGAACTTCTTATGCTTTGTATCGCTGGCACCAGTCCATTCTGGATTCAGTCGAATTGTTATGCTATACTTAACTTCCTTCTGATTTTTTCCTGTACCTTCAAACTTAAACCCTTCGGCTGACACAGCCAAATACTTTGGGTCAGTGTGCATCAACTTCAAATTATCAGAAGCTACATGGTAATCAAACTGGATAACCTTCGGCTGCAATGATTTGTCGTTATTCACAATAGATTCAGCAGTCTTTGTAGAAAAATATGACCGTCCTACCTTTACACATGGATTACCGTCTTTATCTGGCCGTATAAAGCAATACAACTTATATTTAGACCATTCAGTCAATAAATCAGCAATTGTCAAATCATTACTTAACTGAATCTTTCCAATATTTATACTTATATTGGCTGTATCTGGATGAAGTTTCAATCCTGTTCCTTTAAGTAAGTTATACTTTCCACCTTCTTTGAGAAAATCATTGACGGTAGCGTTGTTGCCTGTAGTTATTTTTCTACAATTCTTTCTTTTTAAGTTGCTTGCCAGGTTCTCGCATTTCAACTCAATAGGAGTAGATACGCTACACTTGACAATATAGCCATCAAACTGAGGAGACATATTCCCGAATATCTCATCAATGTTCTTCTGTCTGTCTTCTTCGCTTTCATAAGCACCAGTTTTGTTTCTGTAATACGTAAGATATATTCGAATACGCTGGCCAACCTTGAAATCTTTTGGCGTTGCAGTAGAAGATCCAGAACGTTTCTCAGTTATGGTTCCATCTTGCAATCTTTCAGTATAAACGTTTGTCGTACCATCGTCTTCCAAATCATTCTTTGTCATAGTTCGTTTTATGATGGTTCCACGAGGGAATCTTACAGACGCTGTTCCAATAAGCTTCTTGTAAGATTCCTCTATCTCAATACTCTCGCATTCACGAATAGTAAGACATCTGTCTGGAGACGGATCGTCTTTATCTATAACGTTCTTGTCCGCTGGTTCCCAAACCAATATTTTACATGCTAGAATATCAAGCCCATCTTGATAATGAACAGGTGTTGAACTTTCCATATCTAAATAGTATCTGCAATTAATGACTCAACTAATTGGGCAGCTTGATTTGCAGCAGCGGCCTTAACTTGATTCAACATCAATGTGGTCCACCCCTTCTTTTTTTGATGTGCTATTGTAATGTTTTGAGCATTAATTGTATCTGTAACAACATCAGCAACCTCATCTGGTTCAACAGCAACACAGGTAAATTGATAAGGCTGTACATTCTTGAAACCGTCATCTTGCCCCATCTGAAAGTCCTTGATAAGTATCTGTGTTACATTATATTGCTGAAACAATATATTGTACACTTTCAAAATACCCTTGTATTGCATCAACTTTACAAACTTCGACACATCCTCATAAGGATATATATCTGGATAATTGCTTACAATTTTGCCAGTAACGGTAAAATTTATATCGCCTCCAGAAACCAATTCCTTTCTTGAATAATCACGCCCCTGCACCTTTGTAAGAATCAAGTTATTTGAACTTTGAGAACTAACATTGGCACCAAGATCACAAAATGCAATACTTCCAGGAACTTCTATTTTGGTATTGTCAAATACACTTTCAGTATTGCCCGATTCATTTGTACTTAAATTCTTAATCTTATCCCAATATGTCTGGATCTCTAAAGTCTGCGTTTTGCCATCTTCTGTAGGAATCCAAATCAGAAGACCTTCATTTGCTGCCTTACCACGATATTTAAGGACTACACCCATCTTATTGCGTGTCTCCTCATCCATCTTCTTGCCATTCTCAATTATTTTCTTAACCTCTTGGCCTTGGTTCTTGAGATAAGCAGCCTTTGCAGACTTTCTGTCCATATTTCTTAGATAGCCTGGGTACAAATCATTTATTTTGGCAAATGCAGTCTGCATAAGCGTTCGTTTTGCAGCATATACGTACATGCTCTCATATCCACGAGGAGAATAGAATTTCAATTGCCCATCTCTCTTCTTATAACGTGAGAGAGAAAATGTGCTGTTGAAGCCTAACTGTGAGACTCCAACAGCAACATTATATTGTAAATTTGAAAACAAACTCATTTTTATCCGATTACATTTTCGTTAAAATCTTGAACGACATCAAGCAATGCTGCCGCTAAATCTTGTTTAAGAGTAGCTACAGCAGCAGCCTTATGTTCGTTTGTCAAGTCAATTTTATCTACATTCATCAAATTGCCAATACGTACAATCACCTGCTTTGGAGCAGCCGCATTATTACTGTAATGGTTCTTGTATTTTGATTCATCTGCACCAGTATGAATACGGTTCAAAGTCTTATTTGTTCTTGGTGTCCAACGTCTTGTGGTTGTTGGAGTAACGGTTTCCTTTGTATTTTTTGGAACGTACTGCTTTCCTGTAACATCATACCAACTATAATATGGTTTACCATCTCTTAATTGCCATGTGTACATTTTACCACCAATATACATAGTTTCACCTTCCCTTGTACCATTTTTTACGCCACCAGCACCAAGCAATCCATTACCATTTGTTGCACCAGACATAATTTGCTCCCAATATCCACGATTTAAGAATCCAGCAAATATTGGCTGGTATCGTGCTGGAAGGTCAGCAAACCAAGTTGCAAGGCTTGTGAATGTTCCATTAATCAATTCTGTCACTCTGTTTATATCACCATACTTCTTTGTGTTATGAAGTTCATTTGTAATATTTTGAATCCATTCTGGTGTACCGAACAATCCAAACTTAGGATCAAACAGAATACTAAAACGATTATTAAGAACTCTTTGAACAGCAGCAGGGTCAAGTTGCTTGCCCTTGTCGAAATCCTGTTCAATATAGCCCAAATCCTTGTATTGTTCAAGAATTTGCTTGACAATCAACTGCTGTGCCTTTACGAACGCTAATGAATGCTCTATATCATACAAACTTGCACTTTGAGCTGTCTCAGAACTTACTCCAGGATCAAGTGTATGTGTATACAAACGAGGGAAATACATGTCTTTCGCCTTGTTTAAGAACACTTGTCTATCAGCCATTCCATAAGTCTTATCGACATTTTTCATCAAGTACTGTTCAAGTTTCTTGATATTCTCATTGTTTGGGTTTGAACCCATTTGAGCAAGAATCAACTGGACAGCACCCTCTTCACTAATTCCGTTACGATAGTCTGCCCATATAGCTTCCTGTGAACTTCTACGCATTGGAATATTGACACCATTGAAATTTGCCATAAAGCGATTGCTCACATCGTCAAATTTCAAATTTTTTCTCCAATTCTTACCTAAAAGCTGTTCTGCAATTGGTCTAAAAGAGCCATCTTTCCCCCACCAGTCATCAGCCTTTGTTAATAATTTCGCATAGTTAGAACCTTCCTTTGTTTCTGCAAATGGCGTAGTATCTTTATTCTCTTCTTTCTTTGGACCATTCTTTGCTTCCCAATAACGATTATACAAATCTATTGAAGCTTGAAGTTTTTCTTGTTCATTCAACAAGCTATTGCTTGCAATACGCATATTTCCAATAAACAAATCATCGGTGCTAGCTAAATTCATTTTATCAACACCGAATTGCCTATAACTTGCAGCCCATTCTTCAGTAATAGCTTTTGCTTCTTTTGTATGTATTATAGTTCTAACTATTTCTGTTGCAAGTAATCCTATGCCGCCAACAGCCCACGTCCACGGATTTGACAAAAGGAACATGCCAGCTTTCCCCAATAAAGAAGCTATACTAGCATTACCTATTGATTGTAAAATTGAATGCCTACCAGCCATCATAGCTCCAGTAGCAACAGTACCACCTACAGCCTGTGCTGCACCAATTCTTGATGCCAATCCAAATCCATGTCTTACGCTAGCTAATCCAGCCAAGATACTACCACCCTTTGCAGCAGTATAAAAATACTTGATAGCACTGCCCAAATGCAATATATTAGCTGTAAAGTTTGCTACGTTTAACAATAGCTGTCCTTTAAAAACAGCCCTTATCATTATCAATGTACTCCAAATGCTTTTCAAAGAACTTGCAGCTATTCCTAAGTACATTTGCCATTTAATCCATTCTCCAACAAACCCTTTTGCAAAATTAGGCAGCATGTTCCAGAGAGTCATAAATCCACTGAAAACATCAACAATTGAATCCATAGTCTTCAAGAACAAATCCATCATGTCCTTAAGGCCTTGTGCAAACTCTGGTGACTTCATAAGAGCTATCATTCGTTGCAAGAAATCTCGTATAGCATCTTGCATTTGCTCAAATCCCTGCATACCACTCTCTGTAAATGCAGAAGTCATCTGATACCAAAGACCTTGTATAGTGTTCTTCTTCTCATCTGCCAGGTTTTCAGACAAACCAATAGACTTATCTCTATTCAAATCTGTTACCTGTTTTACCTTATCTGCATTTTGAATCAATGCAAGCGCACCTGGTGCCGCTGTGACACGGAACATATTGTTAATAAGACTCTGGAAGTCACCAGCGGATAATGTTTTACGCTTCTCATTCAATTCTGAGAGAATTGTATTGAAATCACGCATATTTCCATTCTCATCCTTCACATTTATTCCAAGAGCCTTCCAAGCAGCCTTGCCCTTCTTAGTTGGGTTCATCATATTAAGGAGCATCATACGCAATGTTGTACCTGCATGTGAGCCTTGAATACCAGCATCTCCCAATACACCAAGAGCAGCAGAAGCATTCTCAAATGACATTCCAGATTGATGCGCAACTGTACCAGCATATTTAAATGACTCTGCCAAATCCCAAAGAGTTGTATTTGTCTTTGTAAATGTCATAGTCAATACATCTGCCGCATTACTCATACGCTTTGCTGGTATTTCATAACTGGTCATAATGTTAGTGGTCATGTCAGCAGTAGATCCAAGGTCAGTATCGCCAACAATAGCCAAATTTGCAATTGGGCTAATTGCTTGCTGAATATCTTCAACCTTCATACCTGCCATAGCCAAGAACTTACCAGCAGAAGCCACCTGTGGTGCTGTAAACTTAGTCTCAACACCAACTTGGCGCATAATATCATTCGCCTTTGCAAACTTTTCATCAAAGTTGGCTGAAGTATCGTGAGTTCCAAGAATATTCTTTGTTGTTTGCGAAATATTATCATAAGTTGTCGCATCATGGAATACCTTTGTAACTCCAGACATCAATGAACTCAGTCCGTATGCAACACCCATACCCTTAACCATCTCAGCAGCTACATTTGTACCTGTTGTTGCGTATGTTGGACCCAATACTTGTCGAACAGATGGGAACAAACTTCTATTTACTGGGGTTCCAGAAGATGTTCGTCTGGATGTGGTTCTTGAAGCTGCTTGACCTGTTGCACTTGCGGCTCCAGCGGCACCAGCTGCCGCAGCAGAAGCACCTGTAGAAGTTTGTGATTTTCCTTGACGTGGACCAGATGCAGTAATTGTAATATTACTCATTGACTTAACCTGCTCGATTTTAGCAATGAGCTTGTCAAGAGATTCCATCGCAGTCTTGGTACGTGCCTTTGGATTGATATATCTCTTGTTAATATTATTGATACTCTGCTGTGTATCAGAGATCTTCTTCATAAGGTTAGTCAAATCGGATTGCGCAGCTCGTGTATTGACCTTATTGCCAGTAAATGATGTAGAAGCATTTTTACCATTATACACACCAGCCATAGGAGCAGACATCACCTTCTGAATTTTTCCTTGACTGATAGCGTTTCCAGCAACCTTTACTTCATTAAGAAGGGCAAGTACACGAGTTAATTTTTGCTCAACTCTAGTTGTATCAACATCCATTTTGACATGATTTCTGTTCAAAGATGCAAAGGCAGAATTTACCTTACCTATGCTCTTTGAAACAACATCAAACCTCTTGGTCAAAGCTTCCATTTGCTGAGTAGCTTCCTGGAACTTACGAATTGATTCAAGAGCTGGAGTTGAATTGACGTTTATTTGATAATTAACTGTATAATCCATTGTTATTCTAATTTTAAAAGAATAGCTGAAGGTTGAAGTATCAAGATTAAAAAAGCCTCTTACCAAACTAGGCAAGAGGCTTCAAAATACAAAATAAATTATTTATTTACGCAAGCATTCCAAGTGCGTTCGCAGACTGTTTTATAACCATTTGCTCATGCAACCATAAAGCATCCTCTGAAAATTGAGCAAACAACTCATCGTCCAACTCGTCCACGTTTATTGCTGGAAAATAATGACGTATATATATCAGTCTTTGTCTAAAGTACTGACTGTCTTTTACTTTCCAGCGGTCGATAAATTTACCAGCTTGCTCTGGCGCAACTCAATGATTCTGCCCAACTGAGGCATGGTGCCATAAATAAATAATGAATCGTCCTTAACCAACTCCTTGTCACCATCAACAAAGCAGTCCTTGGCAAGCTGGCGCATAGCACCTGCCTGGTCCTTCTGTGAAAGTGAAAGGTATGTACTGAAGGCGGTAAAAGGAGGCTGCTTGAAATAAGCTACATAATAAGGCTTCTCGCCAAACTCCTCGTCACCAATAACCATGATTGGGAACACACGCTTCAGCTTAGGGTCAGCCTCACGAAGTTCCTTTACTTTTGCCACAATCTCTTTCTGGAGTTTCTCGTCCTCCATGTAATTTACATTTGCTGTATCAGTCATAACTTAAATATAATATTGTTTTTTATTTATGAATAGTGAGTTTAAAAGTTAGCAGGTTTGAAAAAAGGGAAGAAATCTTTCGATCCTTCCCTTAAAACACATTATATTGAAGTTACAGCCATGAACTAGTACCTTCTCCTGTTATAATATCAAAAGGATTCAAGTCGTACTCCTTTGTGATATTAGTATCATCTTGCTTACTCTCAAAGCCATCCTCGTTGAAAAGACAACCCTTCAGAGTTACGGTCTCAGCTTGCCAATCCTCACCAGCGTATGCGTTTGTAAATGAAATAATCAAGTCAAACTCACCCAAGTCCATAAGAGAACCAGCCAGTGCTCGAAGCTGGGAGACTGTGTTGTAGTCCATTGTGATTGATGCTGTACATGTCTTGTTACCAAAACCACGGTTTACAGGATCACCACCTCGTCCATAATTAGTCTCCACCTTACGCTTCTTATTCCACTTGATTTCAGAGATACCCTGCATGATAGTAGAGTCCTCAGAAATATCAAGAGCTGGAATTGAGACACGAATCATTGACCAGCTGTAGGCCACATTATTAATTACTGCCATGTGTCAATTACTTATTTTTTAAAGCAAGGCCCTCTACAACGTCAATCTCGTTAGCCTCACCTACAGGAACGATTGAAAATTTGATAATCAGTGTATCGCTCTTTAATACATTCTGAGTCTTATCAATTGTAACTGCGTAACCACTAATCTCCTCGTTAGTCTGCATGGTCTTAAGAATATCTCCAACGAGATTCTGGAACATGGTAATCTTTGCAGAAGACAAATATCCAGTGCTAGGATCAACCTTCAAAGGAGAATGTACATAAGGCAAAAGAGCATTGCGAACAGCACGCCTTGCCTTGTTTATGGTACGGTTGCGTGCAATAGTGCGGTAATCACCGTTTGAGCAAGTTTGATTACCACTAAGGTAAACTCCATTTTCCTTTCCTTGATACTTGCACAAGAAAATATAGCCCTTATCAACAAGGCCATCTACCTGCACCTTATTCAAAGAAGAATACTTCAGAGAACTTGTAAGCTTACCATCTGTACCGAGTGCGGAATTGCCAAAACCAAGCTCTATGTCTGGGAAGTAACCGATAAGGTTGAACTTGTTAACCCAGGCAATAGACTCTTCTACAGAAGCATCTGCAAGGCATCCAAGAGCAGCACCAATCACACCAACAGGAGTAAGGTTCTCAGTATTCTTAATCTGCATGTTTGTTACATCAGTATCAAGACCTTGACTGATAAAGACACTTACATAACGCTCACTATTGATACAAGAAGGAATCTTGTTCAGATCAATAGTCTTTACGTTATCTGCGGTACCAGAAACATAAGAGGTATTTGCACTCAGCAAAATTGACAGCGGAGAATTTTCATCGGCAAGAGCCTTTGCCTTTGAATTCAAGTCTGTCACCAAATCCAATGTATAACTTGAAGCACCTGTGTCTGTCTGCTTCCAAAGAGGCTGGTCCGTCCAAACACCAAGCTGATTAATCATACCGTGAGCGGCACGCTGCATTTGTGTGATTGCATCCCAGTTGTTTGAACAATCAGCAAACATGATAAACAAACGACCATTCTCACCCTGTATCTTGAAGAAATGGTCAATATGATAATAAGGAATGCCATAAAGCAAATCCTTTGAACTGTCACCAGAATACTTTGTAATACCGAGTTCGGCCAAATCGTCCATAGAGTTAATCTCTATGACATTGCCCTGCAATTTATTTTTAACAGCAAGACCAGCACCAGCAGTAAAGAACTTAGGCTGCTTTGAAATATCAAACAGCAAACCAGTGACTTTCTCAGTTGAGGTTGTTGAGCTGGTTCCAATGTTACCATCGGTATCGCTCATAAAAACACCACCTAAAGGCATATCTTTGATTGATTAATATTAATTGTAGTATGGATTTTTGTAAAGAATAGCACCACCAATAATGGATGGTTGGGTGTCCTTTGTATAAACACAGCCAGTACTATCTACATACAATTCATCATATTGACTAAACTTCTTCAAGATTGCATCAACTGACGCTGGAACTTCTGGAGTTGCCTGGCTTTCTGATTTAGAACCACGCTTTGAAGTCTTTTTCTCCTTCTTTTCCTCTGGAGCAGGATCTTGTGGAAGTTTGTCATCATTTGTATTCGTGTCCACATTCTCAGTTACAACATCTTCTGGAGTTGCATCAACTGACGCTGGAACTTCTGGAGTTGCTTCTGGGGCTGTGTCAACATTTTTAATTTCATCGGCACTCTCTGGCACCTCTTTATTCTTTAATCTAGCCATAACTTGTGTAAAATCTAAAAAAGGGAATGGAGTCAAGCCCCACTCCCTTTAAAAATATATTTTGAAGTATCTAAGTTGGTATTACTCAGTAGCCTTGTAAGCTGTCCAAACAGTAATCTCCTTTGGACGAACAATGTTTACGTCCATCTTCATACGCATCTGGAAGAAGTAAAGCTCACTGTTAGCCTGCAAACGCTCAACCTTAACAACCTCTGAGTCGTTAGCGTAGTCAACACCCATCCAAAGGTTAGAGTCCATACCAGTAGAGAATACACCCAAAACGATAGTGTGCTCTGGAACGCCTACGATAGGGATGATTCGCTTACCCTTGAAACGGTACTCATTAATCTTGGTGTTGTCTGAGTACTTAACCTGCTTGTCGTTGAGATATTGATCGTACAAATCCCAAACGTCCCAGCCAGTTACAAAAACGAGGTTAGAATTCTTACGTACAGCCTTTGGACACTTACGCCACATGGCACGAAGAGCAGCCTCTACTTGCTCACCAGTGGTAAGCTCTGTATTACCAGCGATAATACACTGACCACCAGCCTTATCCGCTGCTGTTGCATCGGTCTTAGTATTGTCAATAATACGCTTAATGGCACCATCGAAATACTTCATCGGACCACCAGCATTGTCGCCACCAATATCTGTACCGTCAGTAGGAGTTGTAATCTTAGCAGCCTCCTTGCCACCCTTTGCAGAGCACCAGATAGACTCACCGATATACTCGTTCTTCTTCTCAATCAAAAGGCGAAGCATAGTAGCTTGCAGCTTTGGATCAAGGTCACGGAACACAAGATTGCCATTTGGCTGTGCGAATTTCCAATACTTCTCGTAATCACGAGGATTAAATTCAAGGTAAACCATGAAATCCTTTGGCTCCAAATAACGCTCATTGAACGTATATTGATTCAAGCCACCCTCTGTACCAGCACCAGCACCCTGGGTAGTTGGTGTAGGTACATTGTCCTGGATGATTTTACCCAACTCAACAGAAGGAATCGCATACTTGTACTGAATACCAGACTTAATATGGATAAGACCTTCCTTATATGTATCATTACCTTGCGCTGTATAGGTTAACAAGTCTTCAAGGACCTCACCACTATAGGTATTTTGCGCAAAATTTACTGAACTTGGCATATATTATTTATAATGTTTTTAGTCAAGTGTATTAAATTGAAAATCTGGGGCGATTCGAGCCTCAATTTCAGCTTGCAGCTTTTTCTGTGCCTCTGTCAAGTTATCCTTGGCATTGTCAATATTAGCTGGATCAGTTGCGATTTCCTCTGAAATCTTCTCACGGCCTGTGATAGAATCCAAAGTTGCCTTTACGGTTTCAAGATTCGAGTGAGCCATCTCAACCCACTGCTCCTTTGACTCTGGCTTAATCTTTCCAGCCTTCACAGCTGCATCAATAAGCGACTCAATTTCAGCATCCTTTGCCGCACTCTCTGCGTCCTGGTATACTTTCAACTGATTTTTAACAGAAGCCAACTCTTCATTCTTGTTGTTCAGTTCTGTCTCAACACCAGCCTTCTCAATCTTTAACGCATCATAAGAAGCCTGTACTGTCTTCAACTGTTCCTTTGCATTCTTCAGTTCTGTGAGCTGATTTACAACATCAGCAACCTCAGAATCCTTTGGCAAACCAAGTTGAGCACAAACAGAACCAAAAGCGAATACATCTTGTTCTTTATTCATTTCTTGAGAATTTTGTTTTTCGTTCTGATTTTGATTAGGAATAGAACCATTATTTTCTTGTGGTTTAATTTCACCTGCTTCAGCGCAAATATCAACCATCATTTTTTGTATTGCAACTGCATCTGTCAAGTCTTTCATCTGGTTTTTTACCTTTGAACAAACTTGTTTAGAAGTTTTCAATATATTTTCTGCTGGAATGATACCTGCGTCAACTGCTTGTTGAGCATCAAAATAGGTTCCATCACATCCTTCATCACCATCCATTATTGACTGTACCTTTTCTTTTGACAGGCCAAAACGCTTACGATAAATTGTTTCAATCTGCTTTCTGAAAGCATTTACCGTCTGTTGCGTGTCTGGATCCATATTGTCCTTATTTCCGCTACGCAAGAATGGATTATGAATCATCAAGATAGAATAGTCACGCATATATGCCTTGCTTCCAGCGGCCCATAAAACAGAAGCCATTGAAGCAGCCAAGCCATCAATAACGGTTTCTACAGGAATCTTACTTTCCAGAAGAATGCTGAATGTGCTCATTCCATACAAAACACTTCCACCTTCACTGTTAATGCAAACAATAATCTTAGAAGGTTTAATGTAATCGTGAAGCCACAAAAACTCATCATTGAATTGTCGTGTACTACAGTCATCTATTCTGCCATAGAAGCGCATAATAGCAGGTTGGTCTTCATGCGCTTCTCCTACGACATATTTTAATTCTTCGCTATTCATTTCCGATTTTTTCAAAGAATAGAATGTATTTTTTTAGATAGTTGTATTATTCACCTGTATTATCACCAATATCTCCATCACCTTCACCCCCTGTATCAACATGTGGCTCAAATTTTGCAACATCTTCAAACTTAGGTGTTTGATGATCACCATGATTATCTTGATCGTGTTCTGGAGCATCGGAATGGTTCGTATATGGTGGCATTACTAAATATCTATCAACCCAATTTCGATATTGGAATGAAGAACTTGTTCTAAACCATATTTCATAATCTATCCAGTATGGTTGCAAGCCATTGTCAAGAGATTCTGGCATATCAAAATACTGAAGATTGCATCTCTCATTCAGTGCAGATTCATGGTCTTTGGCATCCTGGATGGCATCATTGACACGTTGAAAAACATTAAATCCCTGCAACTCAACCTCATCATCACTATTATTCAAATTATTGAGAACAAATCTTATTCTCATTGTTGCACGCCCTTCACCAATTCGTTGCTGTGCAACTAAAAACCTAACATTTACAAATCTGACAAATGCTGCTGGGAAAACTACTGCGTATTCAGTATTTCCCTTAGAACGAATAATGCGTTCAAACTGACCATTATCTATCTTTACCGTCTTAAACAATCTATCAGAATTGTCATCATTTGGGTCAACACGAATAGATTCCAAGACTCTTTTTACAGCCTTATATACATTGATTATAGGATTATCTTGAATCTCTTCTTGTGTTGTTTCATCTGGAATTTCTGGAGTTTCAACTTTTTTATCTTCATCTGGCTTCTTATGCTTATCAACCAAACGAGTTGGAACAATTAATGGGTTCTTTATATCGTTCATTTCGGAAATCCATCAAAAATACGAATACTATAAGATTGTAATTTATCATTTAACACTGTAGAATATCCAATAAACTGTCTTTGAATACTTCTTACACCTGTGTTTCCATAAGTGTGCGAGCCGCTTGGGTCATTGTGAACAGCAGCATAACAAAAGTTTCTTCCATATTGCCTTTTACTATGTTTAAATGCAAATGGATCAGTATAAATGGAAACGCCACGCTTATTACCAGTCCCCTTAAAATGCTTCCATACTATTGAGTTCTTCAGATTTCCAGTTTCTTCAAGTAATGGGTGTCGTTTTTTATCTCGTCTAGGTTGCCAAGCAAAAGAACTTGCAGAATTAAAACGTCTTAAATAAAAAGACTGCTTGAAAATATGCTTGGCTGCATCACCCATTATAGTTTCAAAGTTAAACACATTAACCTCAAACTTATTAGGTAATACAGCCCACTGCATCATTAATTGCTTTGGAGTTATTACTTGTCCAGCCATTTTTCCTTTATTGATTTTGAAATAGATTTCAACTTTCTTTTATAACCTTTTGGTATCTGGAAATACGGATGCTGTGCTCCAAATATTTTTCCTCCCTTGCATACACTATCAGAGAAAATAGGGTTTATGAAATCTGGCTTATCTACAATTTTAGACTCTATATTTGCCAAGTCTTTATGATTCAGAACATCATCGCCTTCTTCTATCAAGAAGCATCTACATCCATAGTCTATAGGTGGAATAAGCCATGCTGGGAAGGATGACTTCGGATAGCTTGTTCCCTCCAATGCAAGATGCCAAGGCCTAACACGTTCATCTCCCTGTGTCATGTATGTTAAAATTGCAGACTCGTTGTACTTAACCCATCCAGCAGCTATGCCCATAGCATAATTAACATCATCATTTTCAACATTAGCATAAATATGATTGTATAAATAACAAATGTCTTCACAATTCTCCTCATTCTCTTCATCTTCAGAATCATAAATTTTAGACACATTATAGGCCATCTGGAATTCTTCTGCTACAGCAAAGTCTATAATATTATCTAACGCTGCAAGCAATATTTTTCGACTTTCCTTGTCCTGTGAAGTCAAACCATTGTTTTTGCTGCGAACCAAATCCATTGCATCTTCAAGGCTTAAATTAAAACCATGCAACGCATGGTTTACCATAAATTCAATACGCATATCAATGATTGCTTGAAGCAATTCCCATCTATCAGTTTCATTCTGATACTTCTCTAAGAACTTTTTGAAAATTGATAAGATAGCATTGTATTCTGCCATATCATCGGCATTATCTTTGGAAGAGGAAACGCTACCAACTATTCCTCTTCCTCGAAAAAATTTTCAACGTTCTTTTTCTCCCCTCGTTTATGGCCATAGCGTCTAAAATATTCCTCGTCAGACATGATTCTTCTATCATGTGGAGATTCACCACCAGTTGGTGCTGCTGGACCACCGTTAATGCCATTTGTGTTATTAAACTGCTCACCAACAACTATACCAAACTCTTTTTCGATTTCGTCTGGTAACACTACATATTTATTCGTTAAAAAGTCATACAAAGAAATCTTATCTTTGTTATTCATCTCTACACGATTTGAATACTTAAATTCAAGACCTGGTGAAATATAACCCATTGCAACAAGTCTAGGAATAATCTCTTCATTCATCATGTTTTCAATGAAATCACGATAAGCCTCAATACGCTCTCTAAAAATATCCTGGTGGGCAGACGTAGAACCTACGTATGATTGCGTTTCACCAGACATTGTTTCAGAACCAACAATAAGGTTAGAAACTTCCTTGTTAACAAAATCAATAAGACTTGTGTAAATATGCTCAGAATTTGACATCGTAAATGTCTTAACATCAACAGAATCATTGAGTCCTGTTACTATAATTTTATTCTGAGCTGCATTCGCTATATTTTGCGCAAGTCTTTGTCTATCTTGTACACTCTCAGAGTCAGTCTTTCCATGAATGATTGGTTGACCATAAGTATGAGAGAAGTTTACATAATTTGCAACAGTAAATTTCTTTGCAAGAATCAATGGTGTAGTTGCAGAAAACAAGCCCAAGTCTCCAGTGTTAATTAACACATAATTGGTTGAATACGCTTGTGTATTCAAATCCCATCCTGGAGACCACTGCCCTTGTCGTTTGACAACACGGCATTGGTTTGCAAGTACATTTCTACGTTCTA